TAAGTTGTTACTCAATAATAAATAATTTTATATTTCCTTCTAAGTCTTCATATAAAAAAGAACAAGACTCACAAAAATCACCAGTATTATAATAATTCTTATCATCTATTTTCTCTATTGCAGGTGTGTGTATATGACCAATCATTATAGACTCACAATCAGTTTCTTGTAATTTTTTTATTGATAAGTATTTAAAGTCATTTACAAAAGCAATTGCATCTTTTACTTTTGATTTTAAATATTTTGATAAAGACCAATAGTCTAATCCAAAAACTCTTCTTAACTTATTATAGATTTTATTTATCTTAAAACTTAATTCATATGCAAAATCACCTAAAATATATAAAAATGGATGTAATCTTATAAATCCATCAAACTGATCACCATGACAAATAAAAATCTTCTCACCTTTAATAGTTTCATAGTGATATTCATCACATATTAAAATATTTCCTAAATTAATATCTAATTCTTCTTTTATTAAACCTCTCAAAAAATGATCATGATTTCCCAATAAATAAATGACATTTACTCCTTTTCTTGACAATCTTAATACTTTTTGTATAACTGTTGAGTGGTCCTCATTCCAGTAAAACTTACTTTTTAATGCAGTTAAATCTATGAAGTCACCAATTATTATTAAATTTTCAAATTCATAATCTTTTAAGACATCTAATAATTTATTAGCTTGTGACTTTTTAGTTCCTAAGTGAACATCTGATATAAATAATGTCCTAACTTTTTGCATAATCACTGATCTTTTTAACAATATCTTCAATTGGATTAGTCCAATCATATTTAATAGTCTTGTAGTTATAAATCCATTCAAATATATTATCATCATTCAAATCATCAGTAAATACACCCATTTTATTAAGTGCCTTTGCATTACAAAGTTGTTCATATTGTCCTTTGATAGGAATAGACCATAATTTTTTACCTAATACTAAAGCTTCTGATGTAGTAGAAAATCCTGATGCAGTTATTACACCAGAACAATTTAATAAGTCTTTACTAAATTTTTCTTTATCTAGTTTTTTTAATTTTACTATACCATCAGTTGAGTCTTTTAATACATCAGGTGAATAAACCTTCCAAATTCCTACACAATAAGTATTTATCTGTTCTGATATAAATTTTGAAGACATCGAAGGTAAATAAACTAAGTAGAATCTCTTATCAGTTACTTTTTTATTTATGAAGTCATCACTTATAATAGGTAAAGTAATAAATTCATCATACTTTTTATAGTTTATACCGATATGTTCTTTACACGGTGCAAAGAATTTTATAAATATTTCTGAGAATATATCTTTAAAGAAAGGTCTAGGTGTTTTCTTTGATCTAAATGAGTATTGATTACCTATACCTAATGATTTTTTGTTAGATTTTCTTGCAGACCAAGCAGATACTGGTTCAAAATCAGATATTATAAGGTCATATGAACTTACATCATATTTTAAATCTGATAGAAATTGTTTTAGTTTAAGTGATAATAAAGTTTTTATCCAATCTATACCACCTTTCTTATTATAAAAGAATGATAAGCCTTGAAATTGTTTTTTAATTTTAAATGGTAAATTTAATTGTGAATTGGTACCCGATGTTATAATATCTACATCAAAGCCCGCAGACTTTAATGCAGTAATTATTTTTATAGACCTTGTTATATGTCCATTTCCTGTTAGTTGAATACCATACAGAATTTTCATAAGTTATTTTGATTTAAAATTTTCAAAGTTTCTTATTAAATTACCTTGCTTATCTAACTTAGTAACGTCCTTAGCAGCAATTACTTTGTTATCCATTGCTGGTTCTTTTGGATGAAAAGGTTCTGCCGGTTCACTCCATTTTAAACCTAAATTGAAAGCAACACCTGATAAGTCAGAAATGATTTTATTCTTAAACATATCAACATATTTTAAATCCAAATAAGCAGGTAATTCACATTTACCATAAACATTTGAGATTGAACCTATACCACCGTGACCACCAGAAACTGTAATTTCGTCTTGTCCTAGTGAAGTATCTGGGTTATGATAACCTAAATGTTTTTGGAAATTTTGTAATAATTCTGTCATATATTTTCCTAAGTCACTTACTACTTCACCATTTCTTAATACTGGTAGATTTTCAATCTTATCCATATTTTTATATGAACAAACTTGTAACGTTCCACCATATTGTAATAATATAAAGTTAGGTTCTGAATCTAAAACACCATTATTAAAATCTTTCTCAACAATAGTTCTTGCTCTTAAAGCATTTGCCCAAGTTCCAGTTGGAACATAAACTAAATCACCAATTTTTTGATAACCGTCTAGTTGAAGATATTGACCATTTCTAAATTGAGTAGTAAACTCAGCTTGTGAATTATAAGTTTTTTTAGAAGTCATTGAACCTCTAGTTTTCTTTTGCATTTCTCCTAATCTCCATTCAGAATCTTCGATAAAATCTTTTTTCTGACCTCTTTTAGGACCACCTAATGTAACATTATGCTCTGGGTAAACTTTCTTCATTGTATTAAAAATTGCATAGATAGAAGCATCTGGACAGTTCTCAATAACAGATATAATAGTTTTTGAATCTGATCTTTTTATGAACTGATTAAATGCTGCACCAAACTCTAATCTTTTGTTTTTAGATTTTTTAATTTCTGATAAATCAAAATCTAAAAGTCTTTGCCACGAAACTTCATACTGATCATATTTAGCAGCGTCAATCATATCAATAACATCTAATGTTAATGAATCTTGTGGAACACCAAGTGCTTGACAAATTGCCTCATAAGCAGAAGCAGTTTTTTTCTTTTGTACTGGTGAAGATTTGTATTTTTCTAATTCTTCCGCACTAAATAAACCATGATGATCTAAATAGTAATCTACTAAATCATCTCTTTCATCTCCTGGCATAGAAGCAAAGTCTAAAACTACATTTATAAGTTTTGGATCTAAAGTTGTGTATTTCCAACCTTCTGTATAGTTAAGAATTCCATATTTTTCAATAGTAAAACCTGCATTTAATAAGTATTTTTTCATTTCAATTCCGCTGAACATGCCATCCATATCATCGTGAATGTAAAGTGCAACCTTTTTACCTATCTTACCTTTTTTCAACCAATAATCTTCTGACTTTGGAAGTCTTGGTGCACCCTCTAAAATTAAATTAAATTTATTAAAATTTTCTATATTTCTCATAAACTATATATTTAATTTAATTTATGTATTTTTTATGTCAAAATACTATCAGGGACGTTATGTGTTTTAATATATAATATATGATAATAGGAGTTTATAAACCAGTAAAAGAGAATAAAAGGGTTACTAGTTATAGTATATTAAATATAGGTGACTTATATAACAAAGGTTCACAGAGATATAAGGTATCTTATATCTGTGATGGTATTCATTGTAAAACACCAGATAAAATATATTCAATAACCAGAGAACATCTTAATGAGAAAAGATCCAAGACAGTAAATGATAAAATACAAATTTGTCGTTCTTGTCAAACTACTGGTGAGAATAATCCTAGATTTGGAGACAATAGAACTTGGAATGAAATTTTTAATAAAGAAACCTCTGATAGACTTAGAAAAAATTTAAGTGATAGATCAATAGGTGATAAAAATCCATCTAAAAATAATGGTGTTAAAGAAAAGAAAAATCAAATTATTATTAATTATGAAAATGTTAATAAATACTTAAATCAATATAATTTTAAACTTAATTCTATTGAAGGTGATAATAAGTTTTCAAAATTAAACATAACATGTAATGAAAATCATACTTTTAATATACAATGGGCAAGTTTTCGAGTAAGTAAAAAATGTAGATATTGTTATTATGATTCAGTGAGAATACCATTTGAGGAAATTGAAAGATTTGAAACATATTCAAAAACAGTTAGGTCATTGACAAGATTCACATTCAATAAAAATAAGAATCTTATTGATCCAAATGGGTTGAAAGATTTGGATTCTAAAAATCATCATATAGATCATATTTATTCAATATCAGATGGATTTTTAAATGATATTGAGCCTAAAATAATTGCATCATATCATAATTTAAGAATTATTACAAAAATAGAAAATTTACAAAAAGGTAGAAAGTCTGGTATGGAATTATCAGAATTATTAGAAATTAATAATCAGGATTGTCATAAGAATTAAAACTATCTCTTATATCTTGTTCCAGTAAATCAATTGCCTTACTAAGTTTAATAACTGAGTATATACTTTCATTTTGTTTAGTATAATTACTATACTCCTTATTTTTATTATCACATTCTATTTGTGCACTTTTTATATCTAAAAATATTTCATCAATATATCCATTGTTTGGATATATTGTCCAAACATTATCAGTTGTTAGTTTATTATTCTCATTTATTTTTTTTAAATACTTCATATTCTATATATTTTGTTTCAATAATGTAAATTATTATCTATTATTATAATCATTTTCAATATAATACCAAGCATCATTAAAATCACCGAAGTTAAGTCCATTTTGTCGTAATAATACATCTAATTTATTAAAGTCGGGTGAATTTGGATCATAAGGATTAGTTTGAACAGTTCTACAAATATTATCGTGTATTACAAAATTTGAAGATGATTGTGTGTTATAAGAAAGTTTAAGTACTTTAGCCGGATTGTTTCTATCAGTTACAAACTTATTTTTATAGAAAATATAATAATGTCTCCACTTTCCGGGATTTCTTGTTACTTTCCAAACAGATCTGTCTTCATCATTATCTAATTCACTAAGATAAGTATTATCTTTTTTATATACTCTTGATAAAAGATCACACAAAATTTCATTGTAAATTTGAATTCGTATACCATATATCGGTTTATTTTCAGTTAAGTTAGTAATACTCGATAGATCTTTTTCGTCCCAAATATTATTCTGTTTGTCTAAAAAATAAAATGACTTGATAACATATTCTTTTTTTAAAAAATGAAAGAATGGTATAAATCTATCTGTTATTGTATTCCAAGTAAAAGGATACGCTTGAATTCTAGTTCTGGTTTCGGTTCTAAAATAGGTGTCCCATATATTATCATTTGTTTGACCTTCTCTTTTATAAATATAAATTTCTAATTTATTTGCAGTATTGCCACCATTTTCTTCAGAATCACCAACAATAACTTCATATCCCTCATCAAGTAAATAAGCTAGATGATTCCTAACAAAATCCTCAACATCTCTAATTTGATATGCCTCATTTATACTTTTTAAATATCTCATTACTTTTTAAATCCTTTTATAGCACCTTCTTTATCACCTTTATCATCTTCCTCAAATGGGGTATCAAAGAAATTAGAAGTATCAGTAACAACCTTAACTTCTGAGTCTAAACTAGCGTAAGGCCCAAGTTCACCAGAACGGAATACACCACTATACATATTACCATTAAGATATCCACCCATAAAGTAACAATTAGTCAATTCACTTTGTTCTACTTTACAGTTGAATACTTTTGAATTATCTACATCAGAGTGTTGAATTTTAGATTTTGTAATTTGTGAATTTTTTATTTCAGATCCAACAAAGAAACAATCTTCAAAAATTCCTTCTACATTACAGTTTATTAAGTCACATCCTTTAATTGTTAAAAGTGATTTAAAGTTTGCATCAACTATTTCAACTATTTGTGTGTTGATAACATAATTTATAATACATTCTTTTAAATCTTCTGTGGCTTCAACTAAAGCAAATAACTTAGGATAAATTTTATCATAGTAAGTATTTACCATATCATAACTATTATTCTGGTCTATTTGTATTTGTACACTAGGGAAATCAACAATAAAATTATCATATTTTGAAAGGTTTTTAAATTTTGATATATTTTCTTCTAAGAACTCTTCTAATTTAGAAACGTCTTCTGCATTAAATAAGGTATCAATAGAATCAAATACATTTATAATAAATCTATCCATAAAGTAAATTAGTTGACCTAAATTCTTTTCATAGTCTTTACCACCAATATATCTCAACTCTAATCTTTGAGTTTCTTTGTCATTATTGATATGTAAGAAGTTTATACCAAAGTACTTATCATTTGGTAATCTTAAATTATTTTTAACAACTGAAATAGGAATATTGAAAAAGTCATATTCTTTAAAAGGAATCATATTTTTAATACTTTTTGCATAAACATTTGCTTTTCTCGATGGATAACATCTGTATATCTCATCTTCGTCAGTATTTAATATAAGTTTTAGTATATTTAAGTCATTTAAGTTTTTATCCCCGTTAAAAGATAGGTTAAAGTGAATAGAACATTTCTCGTTGGTGTATCCATAAGTTTGTATAAATTTAATAATTTTAACAAGAAAATACTTAGCATCAAAATAATCTAATGGTCCAGTTACCAACTCAACCATGTTTGAACCTCCTGATAAATCGGGTTCAATTTTAAAGTTTCTATCATCTGGTGTAAAGTTAGAGTGATACTCTCTAAAACCCCAAACCTTTACTGGGTCTAGCTCTTGGTTAAGTAGTTCTAATGTTTTATAGAAAGAAAGATCTTTCATATAGAACTCGAATTCCATTCCTACAATTGCATTTTTAAGCTTACTTGATTGGTTTAAAAATTTATCTGAATATTTTTCCATATTGTTATATATTAAAAATTATAGGGACTTTATTAGATATTATATATAAATTGTTAAAAATAAATAAAATGAATGGAGTTCTTCTGTGTCTATTGCAAAACTAGGAAAAAATTTGATAAATTTGTAAAGGTGAACGCCATCAAAAATAAGTATATCATAGATATAAATAAAATAATTAGTGAAGAAGAGGTTGACTTCACGGATGATAAAACGTACCTGAAAATTTTAATTTTTAACAAAATACAACAAGCAATAGATAAAAAGAAGGACATATATTATATTCCAGACTTCGATAATGAGTTCTCAATCGAAAAACTACTTAACCTCAAAAAAATCCTCGGAGAAAACAATTTTAACGTTCTAATATTCTACAATGAATTTAGAAGAAATCCAGAAGTTATGGATGATGTTTTCTCAAATCTTTCAAAATTTTCCAACTCTCAGATCATAAGGGACTACTAGTATAATTAGAGATTATTATTTTTATATATACATTATGGAAAAGAAATGTAATATATGTGATTCTGTTAAAAATATTGAAGATTTTTACAAAAATCAAACTAGGTGTAAGTTTTGCACAAAACAATATAATTTAGAAAATAAGGAAAGGATTAGAAATTATAAAATATCCTATAAAGAAGAAGGTAAAAGATCTAAAAGTGATAAAAAGTATTATCTAAAGAACAAAGAATTTATAAATAATAAAAATAATAAGTATTATTTAGAAAATACTGATAAGGTTAAAAAGATTCAAAAAGATTATAGAGATAATAATAAAGAAATTTTATCAATTAAAAGTTTAGAATATTCCAAAAAATATTATAGTAAGAAAAAGTCCGATCCTCTTTTTAAATTAAAAGGTAACTGTCGAAGTATGATAGGAAATGCACTTAGGTTTAATGGTTATGTAAAAAATTCTAAAACAGAGGAAATACTAGGTTGTTCCTTTGAATATTTTAAGTTATACTTAGAAAGTAAGTTTGAAGATTGGATGACTTGGGAAAATCATGGTAGGTTTAATAGTGAATTAAACTATGGTTGGGATATAGATCATATTATACCATTAGATAGTGCTGAAATAGAAGAAGATATTATTAGACTTAATCACTATACTAATTTACAACCACTTTGTTCCTATACCAATAGACATTTAAAAATGTATAAGACTGACTTTTATGTGATAAAGGATTACTAATTTTTTATATATAGTATATAAAAAATAATTATTATCAATGGCTATATTAGGCGGTTCTCCACTTGGTCTTATCAATACTAGAAGTTTGCCAAAATCTGATGGTATGACAACGTTTAATGGTGGTACCAGTAGAAAAATATCAGTAAACGCATATAATAATGCAACTAATGGTCAAATGGGTCAAACAGGAAATTTTACTGGTGCTGTAGGTACTAGATCGTTATTTAGTGGATCTGCGTCTGCATCGGTTGCACCTTATGGTAATGTTGGTAAGTTAGGAACAACAAATGGTGGTGGTATGGATATGTCAGGACCTTATAAAGGTATTAAAAGAAGTAGTTTACATAATAATACTGTATATGATATGAGTTTATTAAATATTATTGAACAACTATCTGGTACACAAGCAGAATTGAGACCTTCTGACTTTGCTTATCTTAAAGATGTTGGAGTTTTTCCTAATAATAGACTAATGATCGCAAGAAGATTTGCATCACCACATAATGATAATATTTTTCTTAAAGGATTAGCAACTGGACAACCACTTGCTATTATGATTTCTTGGAAACCACAAGGAGAAGATTTCGTAAAAATATCATTTGGTGAAAAGTGGGAGAATGCAGAAGCGGACTTTAAAAGTGTACTGGATTCTTTAGGACAAGATTTCCTAGGTAAAGAACTTGGTCAAAAAATTGGTGGTGCCGTAGCAGTTGTACCTTTACCTGGCTTTACAGAAACAATACAAAGAGTTGTATTACAAAAATTAGGTATAATTGATGATAGTCTAGAAACTCCGTTACCATCTGGGAATCCGAACCTTATTAAAATGGCAAAAAGAAGACAAACTATTAAGAGTGAGGCTGAAGGATCGGGTTTAAATTGTACAGTTTCTATAACGATGAATTGTGAATGGGAACAAAAGTTTATATCTGGTATTGATCCAACTATTGTATGGCAAGATATTATAGGTAAAATACTAACATTTTCAACATCTAGAAGTAATAACTATGGATTAAAAAAATCTTTTGAGGATAGAGTTAAAATATGGATGGATCATCCAGAACGAATTGTTAAAGACATGGTTGAGTTTATCAAAGCAGGACTGGAACAAGCAAAGAAAGAGATTGGTGAAATGATTGCGAAGCTTCCTACAACTTCTGATTCTGGTACTTCTGGTACTTCTGGTTCTTCTGGTACATCAGAAGATGCGAATTCTTTGTTGAAAAAAGCGGCAGAGTCAACTCTAAATTTTATTGATAAAATTCTACCTAACTTAGCAAGACAACTTAATAAATATAAAGTTGCAATTGAGGGTATAGCAAGAGCACTTAGTGGTGCACCTTCTACACCTTGGCATATTACAATTGGTAATCCTTTGAGACCTATTTTTTGTTCGGGGGATATGTATATGGATCAAGATTTGGCATTAGATTTAGGACCTACATTGGCATTCAATGATTTACCATCAAATATAAAAGCATCATTTACTTTAACTAACGCAAGACCTTGGGGTCTACAAGAAATTGCTGCAAAGTTTAATGCAGGTTCTATTAGAGTTGTTACTATCGTTAAAGATGCCAATGATCTAAATCAGGGAGAAACACTTCAAGATCAGATTTATGTCACACCGACAACTGGATCCAAGACAAATCCTACAAATACTACAGCGACTACTAATGCGGTAGCTGGTGCGGCAGCTCCTGGTGCAGTAGCAGGCGTAGCCGGTGCAACTGTTCCTACAACTGTACCTCAAGTTCCACCTGCGATAGCGACAGTTGCTGCAGGTCCTCAATTACCACCCCCTGTTCCTACATTCGCAAATAATTTCAATACCGATATTAGTACGGCAGCTCCTAATTTAACTGCAGGAGCTGCAGCTAATGCAGCTAGTGCACAAAATAGTTTAGATGGTGTTACTACCGCAGTAAATAGTGGACAATCTCAAGCAGAAGCTTTGGCTGCCAGGGCAACGGCAGCGGCTAATGAGGCAGCAGTTGCTGCAGGTACTGCACTACCTGCATTACCCGAGCTTCCCGCAGTAGGTACGGTAGCTAATAATGCGGTTGCTGCCGCACAGAATGAAGTTGCAACAGTTGGTGCAAATGTAAGTTCAACAGCGGCTACTGCGACAGGTACAGTAAAAGAATCGGTTAATAGTGAAACGATAGTACCAGATGCAAACTCATCAGTAGGAACAACATTACAAAACATAAATTGGAGTGGTTTTGCACTTTAAAAAATAAAATAAAAAATGGATATATTTTCTTTATATAAAACAGTTAAATTTAACAACACTGATGGTGTTTATAATCTTTTTGAGCCAATTATTATTTTTAAAAATGATGCCACACAAGAATATACAGTAACCAATTCAGATGAGATGCGTATAGATTTAATTTTTCAAAATATGTATAATATAACCCCAAATTCAATATATGAAATGTTAGAGGACATTGATATTATTTTAAGATTAAATAATATAGATAATCCACTGAATATTAAAGAAGGAATGGTTTTAAAATTTCCAACAATGGGTCAATTTGAAACTTATAGATACTCAGAGATTTTAGAAGAAACTAATAATGAAGTTATTAAGCAATTAGGCGTTAAGAATAATCCTAATAAAACTACAAGAGTTGATCCTAATAGACAAAATTATATAGAGAATGACTATTCACTATCTCCAGTTGTTTTAGATACACCAAGAGAACCGGTTAGAATAGTAGATGGTAGATTTTCAATAGGAGGATTATAATATGAAAGAGATTAAATCAGTAAGAGTAAGAAGAAGAGATGTTAAATATGGTACTTTAGACATTAAGGTAACTATATTTGAAGAGAAAAACACATTTAAGGCAGATCAACGAGTAGTCATGGGAACTAATAATGATAGACCTATTTGGATGGGAGTATATTATCCAAAAAAAGGTTTATATAAAGATTATACAGATGATCAATTTATAAAAGACTTCATAGATATGAATTCTAAAAGTGATGGTGGTGGAAAAACTTATGATATAATACAAGATCCTTGGGAGATTAAAACACCTAAATGGAGGAGTTATGGTTACGATCCTTATTACTTAAATAATGGTGCACAAATATTTATAAGTTGGACTGAAGGAAATTTTACTGCAGGTGGTTTAACTTATAGTGATGACTCTGGAAAAGAAATAAATGCAAGTGTTTCAATTAGCAAGACAGTTTCTAATATTATTGGTATAGATGAACCATCTATGTTACAATATGGTAAAAATCAAGAAATCGAATATAAATCATTTGATAAACCAACACAAGTATATGGTGGTTTATTTGATGATCTTTCTATAATACGAGAGATTATTGACGCTTGGAAAAGAAAAGTTCCTAACTATGATGAATTAGCACTTTGTTCACCTGATAACCAAAGTTGTTCTATAATACCTTATAAAAGCCCTTTAAAACCACCTGAACCAGAAGTACCACCTATAGAAAAAGTTGCAGTCAATGAGCCACCTAAAGAAAAAATGACAGTAGTTTTACCTCCAGATGTAGTAAAGGTTAAAAGTGATATAACATCATTTGTAGTTTATGTTGGTAAAGTAAAAGAGAAAGCTTTATTAGAAAACCCAAGTGTCGAACAAGATGAGTTTATTTTTGATGATTCCGCAGGACTAGATGAATATACGGAGTCTGAATTTGAGGGTAATCCAGAAGCATCTGTATTAGAAGAACAAGAATATCCAAGTGAGGAAATTAGACAAGAAACTGAAAAACAGTCAGAAATAATAAATAGTGCTCCTTATGTACCAGGTAAATATAAATTGGATTTGATTCCAGGTACTCTTCTTGGTAATAACAAAATGCCTGTAAAATGTTGTCAGATAGATGGAAAACCAGTAAATGTTAATATAGCTGATGCAGTATTAGATCTTAAAGCAGCTGCCAAAAAAGATGGTATCAATTTGCGTATAAATTCGGGATTTAGACCAGATTATGGTCCACGATTAAACACTAAATCAGAGGCAGGAGTAAGTGTTAGTGCAGACTCACAAGAGTATTTATATTCATTGTTTCTAAAAAAAGGTACACCTGATACTGCAAAACCAGGAAGATCTAAACATGGAAATGGTATAGCAGTTGACTTTAATACAGGATCTAGAACTGGTGCTATCAATCAACCGTTGGATCCAAAGACATATAGTTGGATGGTCAAGAATAGTTGGAGATTTGGATTTGTTAGAACTGTTAAATCAGAAGAATGGCATTTTGAATATTGGGGGAAAGTATCAGGTCCTTATGCAAAATTACCAAAATCTAATAACTTATTCTATGCAGATTTAGGATTAAATAATCTATCTGTAGTTGCATAATAAAAAAACCTCTTTAAAGAGGTTTTTATTTTTATTGTCCAATAGGTGGCATACCATTATCAGGTGTTGTTGATGCTGTTGCAATAATCATTAGATTATTTAATGCACTCGCATAAGAAGATCCAGTTGCATAAATCTTAACTTCTGGCATACTAGCCGCAAAAAATCCGCCAGAATAAGCTTCTCTTTGACTAACTAATAAACTACTACCATCCGATTGTGTTACATATGTTCCAACTGAACCATTTCTATACATTGGTACGTAAGAAATAGTAACTAAGTATTTTGGATTTATCATGATAAAAAATTATTTTCTTTTATATATTAAATAATAATATACTAAAAATCTGTTTTTATTGTAATATTTTTTACTCCCTCACCAACTTTTAAAGTAGGTAAGTTAAAATTAAATGAATTAGTTTTACTTAGAGTGGCAGATTTAAGCCCATTCAATTGGTTTTTAAATAGTTGTTGATGTGCCGTAGTTAAACCACTTATTGGAAGTTTATTATACCAACGTTGTTTTATGTTCATTGTTTTTAATCCTAATAATTCATATAATCTAGAAAATGCACCAGAAGTATCATCAGTAAATCCTTTGAAATCCTTAAATAATGGTTTTCCATTTGCAGTAAAATTATTATCACCTAACCTGTAGATATTCTCAATTATTTTAACAATTCGTTGATAATCATCAAATGACTTTTGTTCTGCGGTTATAGCTGGTTTAGTTGGTGGCTTTGGTGGAGTGGCTGCAGTATTTGTAGCAGTTGCATTACCAGTTGTAGCAGTTGTATTACCAGTTGTAGCAGTTGCAGTTGTATTACCAGTTGTATTACCAGTTGCAGTTGTATTACCAGTTGTATTAGCAGTTGCAGTATTTGTACCAGTTGTATTAGCAGTTGTATTAGCAGTTGCAGCAGTTGTTGCATTTGTGGCATTTGTTGCAGCAACTTTTGGAGTTGTTGGTGTATCAGGTGTAGTAGGAACGAAATTATCAAACTCACTTTGTTTACAAAGAGTATAAGTAAATGTTTCTTTTTTAGCAATAGTAACTTGACTTTCACATAATGTTATAAATTGATCCCACTGTGATACTGTTTTAAATACTTGAGCACCTGTTGAATAATTAAATACATTTTCAGCAGATCCCATATCACTTGATTTGTGTAATAAAACAACTGATTGTTTTAAATTCACTTGTTCTGACTTGTAATTATAAATTTTTGTAGAGTCATTCATATGTAATATAACCTCTGAAATTTTTAAACATTTTTCATTTTTGGGAGGAGTTGCACTAGGATCTGATATATAAGTATCTAGTTTACATTGATCATTATATTGTCCGAATGCTAATAAACCTGTGCCCTCTGGCAACAACTCAGTTTTTGGAAAATAACCCGGTACTGTTGTTATTTGATATTCTAATAACTCCCAATTACCATTTTGATTTTTATAAAATACATTTAATGTATCATCAAATTTATTTGAAATACTACCATCATCCTTTTTAGATGATTGGAATGCGACAATATTTAATACACCTATTTGATCAAATGTTCGGTAACTTTTAGACTTTAGGAAACTAATCAACCTATCTATTTTTGGATTAGATGTAGTTGATGATAGTGGATCGGCAGGTGGGTTAGTATTTATAGGACCTGTTACACCATTTGCCACACTCGCACCAGTTGTCGAAGTAACACCATTAGTACTTGCACTAGCACCTGGTGCAGTTGTAGGTGCAGTTGCAGGAGTATTTATTGGTGGTTCTACGTGTTTATCATTATACTCTGGTTTAGGACCATCTACTGGTTTGAAATTCTCATTAGTCTTTTTAGTTAGATCATTTTCTTTCTTTGTAGAGTTCCAAGCATCTCCAACTTGTGGAGTATCTTCTCTTTTAGTATTTTTAACCGTTGAAACTTTATTATTATCTACAATATTTACGTGATGTGATAAGAAAACAGGATCTCTTAATTGTTTATATTTCATTAAAACTTGTATCATAGCAGGATTAGTAACAACTGGTGCTCCTAAATTACCTAAATAAGGACCTCCTTTATTTCCCATTAAATTATCAACAAACTCATCAAACCAATCCATCCAGTGATTTCCTAAAATTGCTTGTTGTCCTGCAGTTGCATCTCCAATATTTACGTGTCTATTATTGTCCTTTAGATTAAGGTCAATTGTATTGTCTGTAATATTGATATTATTGAACTTATGATCTATTTTTAAACCTTCTTTATCATTTACATATATTTGAGTTTTATGATCAAATATAAGTGACTTCATAGAAACATAATCAGTTGCAGATAATGATGTTAGTTTTTTTTCTAAATTTACATTATAGTGATCTGCCGAGATAAACTCTGGTTTGTGTTCATCACCTGAATCAAATACAACTAAAAGTACTTTACCTTTCTCAGGTACATTAAATTGATTACCATTAAGATCCTTCCACGGACTTGCCCAGGGTATTGCACTTACTTCAATATCATCAAAAACATCTAGGACTCTAACCCTAGCACGACCAATTTTTAAAGGATCGTTATTATCTTCAACAACCCCAATATATGTTTTATTTGCTTCTACTTTCATAACTTATAAATTATCTTCTAGTTAAACTACTAATACCACCATTTAGTACATTACTAACTGCACCACCTGCAAAGTCTGCCAATTCATTTCTAATATCATAGAAGAATCTATCAGTTACATTTGTCAATGCAATACCCATTGGATCTTGTGGACCTGTATAAATATTCTGTGGTGGGCTAATTCCTTTTCTACCAACAAAATCAATTAAAAGTTTATTTATTGTTCTTGATAATAAACTAACTCTACCATTTACTAATGTTGCTAGTTCTTGTTTAGCACTCTTAATAGTTTTATCTTTTAATCTTTCAATAAAATTACCAATATTTGTATCTGCTTTTTTGTTGGTTAGTTCTTTAAGAGATGTTGGTATTCCGATTGTTTTACTTTTCTCAGTAAAGTTCTTTACTGCAGATTCTGCAGTAGTTTTTAATAATGTTTTAGGACTATTTAATAACTCTAATTGTTTACTTTGTTCTTTAACTAATTTACTTAGATCTGCACCAATCGCAGTTTGATCTTTAGCATACCTTTTAAATTTATCTAAGTCAAATTTATCTTCTTCGTCCTTAGCTTGTAAATCATCTATCTTTTCATCAGTTGTAAATCCTAAAGGATTTTCCGGTAAATTAACACCAAATCTATTTAATATTGCAGGTGATTTAACTCCATTACTATTAATTGCATTAGTACCGGATGTGAAGAATCTAGGTAAAGAAGTATCAGTTGTACTTGACTGTGTCCCACCTCTTTGTAATCTTGCACCCGGGTTACCAATTTTCCAAATAGCACCACCATCATATCCAATATATTTACCAAAATTTGCAGATGGCATAAATTTTTCAAACTTGACTGTAGAATATTTATAATCAAACTGAATACCATAAGTCTCATATGTTGCAATAGAAGACATATCAATATCAGGATTGTGAGGCATCGTATTAAAAAAGAACTGACATTCTTTTAAAGAGTAAACATATCTAGATAAGTTATCTTTAATAACTTCTAAATCACCATTATCCATAGCTTTTCTAACTCTATTAAAGTTTCTACACTCAGAAACTATAATATCACAGTTAAATCTTAGTAGGTTTTCGGGAACTAGATTCTTACCATTTGGTTTAGACCAATATAACAATTTATATAAATGTGCTAAAGTACCCATCGTCAATGAAACATCCTCTGTAAAATCAAGTGTAATAGTATCTGTTCTATACTCAACTAGGTATTTTTTCTTATCTGTTGTATTTGATTCTATTAGATCTCCCAATCCACCAATTTTTTTAAGATAGTAACTCATATATGCGGTTTTTCCACCTCTAAAAAGATCTTTAGAACTATCAGTATTTGCATAACCAGGTTTAGTTTTACTAATTGATACTTGTTCATCATTTATATTTACAGTAGTTTTAGTTCTAAATAATTTTACAAATTGTTGTTTAAAATCCTCATAAACGGGAATTTTAGATTTTATCTCATCAACACCACTATATATCTTTAAAAAATCAAGTACCGATCCATTTAATAATGGAGAAGATAAATCATCTATTATAATCTCAAATCCAAACATAACAGGATCATTGTTTTCAAAAGGTGTTTGTTGAAATTGTGATAAACGTAATTCTGATTTACCATTCTCTGGATTTTCAATCGGATTTAAATTATCAATTATTTGTAAACCATGTTTAAAATAGTCAGTTCTTGTATCATTAAATAATAAGTAATAATCACGTGTACTATAAGGAGATGACTGCAAATCTTTTGGGTTTTTAGGTAAATCTTTGCTCTCACTAAATCTCTCATCAGTATCTAAAATAGTGGAATTTGCACCTGGTTTTATCAGTTGTCCCATCCAATCAACATACTCATACTCTCCAACTTTAATTTGATTCACCATATTAGGAGATGAGTATAAATTACTTTCAGGACTAGAAGGTTGATTATCAACATTTCCACTTGTAGTATATTGATCAGTTGATTTTGGTGTAGTACCATATCTAAAATCTTTACTAGGTCCTATAAAATATGGTGACAAAAATCCTTTATCTATACTTGCTTGTGGCCAAGGGGTTCCTCTTTTAATAATATTATCAATATTTGATCTTAAATCACCTCCAATTTTATTAATATCAACTGTTTCAATTTGTCCAGTTTCTCTATTAAAAATAGTATAAGTTCCTGCTTTATACGAGTATTTAGGAGGAGTACCAACAATTGATTCTGCAGTTGTAGAAGTAGAAAGTTTACTTAGATCCATTAAGTTAAATTATATTTGTAGTATATATAAATATTTTACTTTTCTATGTATAATTTATGCAAGTGCTAGTCCAGATTCCTTTGCTCTTCTTCTTACCAAAGCAGCATATACTTTACCACCACCAGTTGTCGGACCACTTGCAATACCCTTCGATATTAGAGAAGCATTATTATCTAAAACACCTTGTTTAACGGTTTTTGCATAAGATCTAGTTTTTACTGCTTTTGCAGTATAAATATAAGCACCACAATTATATGCCAAACTTAATACTGCCGCCTTTTGATTTTTATTTAACTTAGACCAAGGACCTGCACCGAATGCACTTATCATAATTTTCTCATATTGATTTTTTATCTGATAAGCTAAGGTATCAGTAGCTTCTTGTTTTGTAAATGTTGTAGAGGCAGTAACTTCTACAAGATTAGATCCCACTAATTTCTGTGAAGTACCAAAACCTCCTCTATAATGATCTATATCCCACTTAGCTTTACTAAGGAATCCTTCCTCGGCTGCGATAAAATTTGCTGCAATCGCATACCAACTATCACCAGGTATATTTACTTTAATAGGGGTTACTGGATTAGAAGGTTCTTTTGTATCATCTTTACTATCTGGTGGGAGATCAGTTGATCTAGGTAATGCCTGAAGTTCTTCTTGTGTGAATCCCTCTACTGCAAATTCATCTTGACCTGCAAATTCATCTTCAACATACTCGCTACCGTAAGTGTCTGTTCCATCATCATATAGTAAAGTCTCATCTTCTTGACCAATAATAAATAAATTACCAAAGTCAGCATTTGAAAATATATCTAATTGTTCTACATTAAAAGTAAACTCTTGTGTACCTATTGTACTTACTGTTGCACCAGGTATTGAACTTTCAGAGGCACCTGTTATAGTACTCGCGGAAGAGCCTTCTATATTACTCGCGGAAGAACCTGTCGTGATATCACCTGGTGGTACTACTGGAGGTCCATCTGGTTCTGTATATTTAAGATAAATTGTCAAACCATAAGTACCTTCTATTATATTTTGTAAAGCAATAATTGCATCAGTTGCAAGATTATTTTTAGATGAAGTACTTTTACCACCATTAAATGTAATAGTCCCAGTATTATTTGGTACTACTACGTTAGTCTTAGGATTTGTCCATGGATTCGGTAATCCATTTAATGTACTATTAGGAATTATATAATTACCTGCTTCAATAAAAACTATTTTACCTTGAATCTTCTTTTCAATATCACTTAATGGATTTATTACACTCAGTGTATAATCAGTGTTTACACCAGATTGTGTTCCAGACTGTGTTCCAGAAGTTTGAGATGGGAAAAAACCGTCACCTGCTTCCAAAACTGCTTGAAAATATTTAGATTGTTCACCAGTACCTAGAGGAAAACCAAAACCACTATTATAATAATTTGGTAAAAATTCTTTAAAAGATTCGTCAAAATTTTCTGAATTGATTATACTGGAATAATCTTTATATTTTAGGTTTGATACAGATATTTTAGTATTAAATATAGTATAATATAGTGAACGCATGAGTACGTCAAACCAAGCTTTACCTCCTAAGTTTTTTAGTTTTTTGTATGATTCTAAATTGAGAAAGCCAGAACTTTTAATTTTTAATATATTGTATAAATCCTGGCGTGTTCCAAGACCAGTCTCATATTGTTCTGCTAAGTATGACATAGTTGCATAAGTATATCCTTCGGTATATAAAGAAGTTGGAGTTATTAGATTATCATTTACATCAAGTTTTCTATCGACATATTCTTCTACAATCTCAGGATTTTCCTTATAATTAATATATTTAACACTATAGTTTTTAGGTCCACTTGCAGGATAAGACCAGTCAAATAATTGACCCAATGTTGTTACATCAAATCCATCTATTGTGAAGTCCTCGGAAATGCCAAAAACTTTCATTTTAGGCATTTTCAATATAAAAGGATCTGTAAGTGCAATAGCAGTTTGTCTAGCAGCTAAGTAAGCATCTACATCACTTTGTGCTGTGGCTATCTTTACATCGACTTCAGTATTCCATGCATCAATAAATTCTTGTATCTTTGACATTATTCATTAAATATTTTTTATAGTTGCTTTTACTTCTTTACCGTTTTCAGAAACTTCAGTAATTGTCAATTTAAACACTTTACCAGAATTATTCTGAACAAGGAATATTTGACCAACTTTATAAACACTATTTGGTGGTACTGCAGTTGATAATATAGGTTGTGTTTGACCCGGTACTACTGGGTTTTCATTATTCTGTGTATTTGTTTCTGCTTTAGCAGGTGTAGAGTTTGCATCCTTTTTCAATTCTTCATCTGTCTTACTAAGTTCTTTTCTAACCGCAGTAACTTTTTGAGTTAGATTACCTTGTGTCCAAGTATATGATATATCAATAATAACCCACTCACCTGTTAAACGTTTCTGAGAAATTTCATCATTATTAACAGAAGTTTTTATATTTATAAAGTTTAACTGTATCTTCATAAATTTATATAAATTGAAATTTGCATTAGGAAGTTCTAAATCAACAGAAATTCTAGCCATATTATCAAAATTTACTTTATTTTGTGTTTCTGAATAGTAGTATTGTTTGTGTACATTATCGGTATCCATTTTACCAGAGTATCTTGTACGATAGTTATCTTTTTGATCATCAGATGGAGCACCTTTTAATATAATACTTTTTGATCCATCTGATGTCTGTGAGTCAACATCAAATACTAAAAATTGTTTTTTTATACTATCATAAACTTTCGATACGGTAAATTGACCACTATTAAGAGAAGTTTGTGTTGAATTATTATTTACTCTATACTTATTGAAAAAGAATACACTACTATTTTGACTTAAATCGTTACTTAGTTGTAATTGAGAAACCTTTTCACTTTCTTCTTTTTTATTTAAGTGATTTAAACCTCTTGAATCTATACCAACATCTTTAGATATATCTCTAATCCATTCTTTTTCAATATCTACATAATTAAAACAATAATAGAAGTCAATGTAGCCAATTAAAAATGTTTTATCCGAAATATATGAGTGTGAAATAATATCGTTAATAAATGTTCTAAATAATTTACCATTATTTACCCAGGTCATACTATCAGAAGTATTTGTAATATTAGAATTAAATCCTATTCCCAACTCCTTACACATTTTTTGTAATGTCTCAAATGAAGTTCCTTTATAACTCTGAAATCTTATTTTATAAAAATCTTGAAGGTCTAGTGTACCAACTATTGTATAAGTTTTACTTTTATTTTCTTGGAAATTCTTTAATTTAAACTTTAGATGTATTGATTTTATATTCTTTGAACCAGAATTTAAAAATATTTCAAATTTACTATCATCAAGTGGAAATCCATCTTTTTTCATAACTCCCATTGAGTCAATAAAAACAATAGATACCATAGGTACTAGATCTTCATAATATAAATTCAGTGAGTTTATATATCGTTGATCTATCTGAACACCAGAATACCAGAAAAATGGAGTAAATCCAAGAGCACCTGCTACTTCTACATTATCTCTATTATTTTGCAAAGCATCAAATTCAATCGGTTTTAGTTTAATTGTTGGTTTATCTATTTGTGCAATTATTGGTCGGGTTCCTTGTACATCTTTTGATTCTTGTTCACCACCTCTTGACTTATCTTGAGCAATAACATCATCTTCTGGTAAAACTTTTATTGTTACCTCAGATGTTTCTATAAGATTTGAATCTGGTATTACCAAAATAACGTAATCTCCAGGTGCATCAAATTGAATACCTGCAAAATTTACAATACCATCTTTAACTGTTTGTTCTACCTCACCTATTAGTTCACCAGGACCACTTTTCTTTTGTAGCTTAATCTTTATACCAGTAGCATCAAAAGTACTTTGAGTGAAACCTGATTGAGTTGAACTTAGAGGTGACGAGGATTGAGTACCAGATTGAGTACCAGATTGAGTACCAGATTCAGGTCCTGAAACAGGAGTAGGAGCATCAGGATTTTTTGTATATTGTAACTTTATTTCTACTCCGTAGTAATAATCTATCATACTTTGTAGACTTGCAATTGACTGGTCTGCCAATACTGTTTCATAAGTATCTGGATAAGATGATATACTTAAATTTGCAGTTGTATAGGTCAACCCGGAAGCATTGACCCCAACTTCGGCACCTTCTGGTGAAAAAAAAGAAGTTACTTCTGTGCCAGTTCTTGGGTTAGTAAATGGGTGTGGTAAGCCAATCAATCTAGACTTGGCACTAACTTGTGGACCTAAAGTTTTGAATGAAATTGAACCTTCGATTTTTCTATCATTATCACTTTTAGGATCTTTTACGGTGATTTTATAGTCACCTATCTCAAGAGCTGATTGTGTCGCAGCTTGTGGTGCAACAGGTGTCACAGATTGCGTTCCTGATTGTGTTCCTGATTGTGTTCCTGATTGTGTTCCTGATTGTGTAGCCGATACTGGTGGAGGTAGCTTATAGTTATCACCAGCTTCTATAAAAGCCTCATAAAGAATTGGAAGTGTAGTAATCCAACTTGTTGAAACATCTGCAATATCACCATAATTATATTTGAATTCTGAAATAAGTTGACTATAATCATCAGAAAATTCATCAGAATTTTTATAATCTAATGTTGATGTTTTTTCATCTTTTAAAAATTTAAGTGCAGATGACATGAATGCATCAAACCATTTTTGAGCACCATATTTTCTAAGATTATTAATAAATTTTACTTGATTTGAAGCACCATATGTTTTTTTAAGAATTTCTTCCAGTGGTTTTGCACCAGTATCTTGATCCCTAAGCTCTGCAATAACATCACCGAGGCTAGTAGGATTATTTCCATCAGGAAACCATCTTTCACCACCTTCTGGATTATGATAGATATACTTAAATAGATCTCCAACTGTACTTATAGCGGGATCTCTACGATAAACACCATCACTATCTGGTTCTTTCTTATAAGGCCAATCACAAATTTTACCATAGGTTATTGCAATAGCAGACGCTCTTGCAGTTTTATATTCAGCTACTTTACCAGTATAAAAGTTAAGTTTTGCTAAAGTGAGAGTCTCAAAATTATCAATAAAAATTTGTATTTTTGACATTAAATATAATAAATTTTATCTATTATATATAAAGATAGTGTCGTTACAAATTAATTTTTATTATCTTATATGGGTATTTTCTTTTATTATAAAACCCCTCTCTTTCTTTAAAATGTCTATAAAGTATATTAGACATATCAGTAGGATTAAATATATCAACTAAATCAAAGATATTTACTTTATCCTTATCAGTGTGCAAACGAAGTCCACGGCCAATACTTTGGATAATAATCTGCTCTGATTTGAATGAGTCTGTAAATATAACATTGAAAATAGCATTTATACTTACACCAGTAGAAAGTGTTCCAAAAGAAGCTACAAGTACTTTAACCTTATCAGAAGTTACTTCCATCAATTTTTTAATCTCTTCTCTTTTCTTACCACTTATCTCACCATCAATATAATAGAATTCTTTATCGGGTAACTCATCTTTTAATTTCTGAAATATTCTTTGGCCATTTTCAATAGTATGAAATAATAATAAAGTATTATTAGTACACTTTTCAACAATCTTTCTAATAAAAACTAATCTTTTTTCAGATTGATGAGCATAAGCTTTCTCTAAATCGAATGCTGCTTTACCATCACCACTCTTTCTTATCAATTTCAATCTTTCATGAAATTCTAAATCATTATGGTTCATTATAACTGCTTTTATTTCCATTGGAGTAATAATACCCTTCTTCTTTAATTCATCTGCGGAAACCTCTGTTATTTTAGGTCCTAGCACTGCCTGTATATTAAGTATTTCACAAGTATCATCTGTCGGAAAAGTACCGGATACTCCAAATCGACAATAAGCATGTGTAAATGTACTTTCTAAAATAGATGAAATTGTTTTTGCTTTGGCACCGTGAGCTTCATCGGTCGCAATTGTATGAAATTGTTGAAAGAATTTTTTAGGCCACTTCTCTAAAGATTGATAAGTGCCAATATAAACATTAGGATTTTCTGTACCAGAAAACTTTCTTGGTCTATCAGACATTACTTCTTCTACTCTAACAGTACAAGGTATGTGTCCGTTATTTAGATCTTCAAATTTTTCAATTTTACTTTCTCTCATTTCAAGAAGGTTATTCAAGCCATAGTTATACTCTATAATATTATCATAAAACTGAGTAACTAAAGTAATTGAGGGAACGATTATTAGAAATTTTGCATCAGGATCAGTATGTTTTAAAGTGTAAAACATAACTATTGATATAATTAAGGATTTACCACCTGAAGTTGCAACCTCAGCCATACAAAATCTATTCTTTAAAATTTTATAAGCAGCTTCAATTTGATGGTCGTATGGCATAAAAGGAACTATTTCACCATCTTTCTTCATTTTATGAGTTTTGAAGAAGTCTTTACAGAAGTCTTGAACTTTTTCTAAAGTAACATCTCTGTTGATTGGAAAATCTTCTTTATTTTCAACTATAAAAGGAGCATCAATTTCTTTACAACCTCGCATAGCTTCTTTCCACAAACCTAAGTTTATTTTACCATCTCTAAAGTAAGATTTTTTACCATCCCATACTCCCATTTTCACCGCGGGTTGGTATCTCCAACCTTTGACATGACGAGTTAACCACAGTGATAACTGATGATATTCAACTCTACTTGCTTCTGTGACTACTAACTCTTCTTTATCTTTATCATATCTAAGTTTCATCTCATTATTATATATTAAAACCTTGTATTTGTTTAGTTTATGAAGTATTTGTCGTTTTTTTGGGGTTTTTTACAAAGGGGGAAGAGTAAATTGAATATATAATAAAAAAATAAATTAAATATTATGGGATTATTCAAATTCTTAAAAGGAATTTTTGGAGCAAAAGAGACAGAAACTTGTCCAACTCCAGAAGTAAAAGTACCAGTTGTAAAAGCTGAGGAAATTAAAAAAGAAGTGGTAAAAGAAGTTAAACAAGAAGTACCAGTTGTAAAAGCTGAGGAAACTAAAGTAACTGCTAAAGAGATTAAAGCAAAAAGAACACCTGCTATTAAGAAAACTGAAGTTAAAGCAGAAGAGGTTTCAACAGAGGTTGTTGCTGAGAAGAAAGCTAAACCACGTAGAAGAAGAAAGCCAAAAGCTAAACCAGAAAACGGGGATCAAGCATAATAAAAAAACCACTCAAATGAGTGGTTTTTTTATTTAGAAAACTGGTTTATCATTTAATAAATCATCTATTTTCTTTTCACGTTTAATTGCTTTTAAACGTAAATCATCTTCATACTTATATAACCTTATATTATATCGAAAACTATTAGGATCATACGTTAAATTATAAAATCCAATAACTTCAGAGTCCTTTAAATAACCAATAACAATTTGTGCCAAGTCATCTAGTGTAGAGCTTTGTGATGTTGATACATTATATGTAAGTAATTCTAATTGATTATTTATATTTTTATTAAATGTACCAGTAGGTGCATTTAAAATCATAGTTGTTTTATCTACAATTTTTTCAAAAAAATTTATCAAATCAGAATCACTAATTTCATTTTTTGGAAATAAAGTATTACTCACACTAAATAAATTAAACTTATGTTTAACATCAACCACTAACTTCTGAACTTTTTCATCATCCGATAAAAATGTTATATCTTCCATTCATATTATTTTCTTTTTAATATTATCTCATCGATAATTCCATACTTTTTTGCATCAGGTGCAGTCATCCAATAATCTCTATCACCATCTTTCGCAACTTTATCAAAAGCTTGTCCAGATTTATCAGAAATTATTTCATAAAGTTCTTTTTTCAAAGAGTTTACCTCTTTTACTTCAATCTCTAAATCTGATGCTTGTTGATATCCAGCATAGGATAATGGTTGGTGTATCATTGTTCTACTTCTTTTAAGAGCCATTCTCTTACCTTTTGTACCAGAACATAGAATTACTGCAGCCATTGATGCAGCAAGCCCCGTATTGATTGTAACAATGTCTGGTTTAACAAAGTCCATTACATCAAGTAAACCTAATCCGGTATAAACTGAACCACCTGGTGAATCAATATAAATTGATATGTCATCATCACTTTCGGATTCTAAATAAAGAAGTTGTGCTTTGATTATGTTTGTAACATACTCATCAACTTCAGTAGATAAAAAGATAATCCTATCATCTAATAACTTTGAGAAAACATCAACAGACATACCATTATCCTCTAATAACATAGGAGTGCTGTTTTTTCTTTGTAAATGTTTAAAGTAATTGTCTTGAAAGGTACTTGAAATAGATTGACTTCGTAGAAATTTTTGTAAGTCGTTTTTCATTTATGGGTATTATTTTTTGTTTTTATTATAAAATAAAGTAAAAGTTTAATATATACTGATATGAAGTATTTAAAGATTTTTGAGACATTTAAGAATAATGACACATTATATGTGTTCGATTTTGACGATACTCTTGTGAATACACCAGAGTTTGAAGAATTTGTTATTGAATACTTAACAGAAGATGTTTCTATAAAAGAAATAGTAGATAAATCAACTGCAAGTATTGGAGTAAATAAGTCAGACTTAAAATGGCAAGATGGTAGAATTTATGTAGAAGATCCAAATGAGAACATTGAAGTAAAAGGAAACTGGGTTAGAAAAGGTAAAAGGATTTATCTTATGGCACCAGATATATTTGGTATGACTGATTTAAGTTTACCAACTGAAGTATTAGAATTGGCAGAATTTTATAATTCAATTGAGAATAAATGTATAGTAACTGCTCGTTCAGAAAAGATTAGAGATAAAATTGAAAAAGTTATGAAAGAGTTAGGATTAGAATATCCTAAATATGGACTTCATATGTATCCTTATGAAAATCACTATAATGCAGGTGGTTGGAAAGGTGAAAAGATTGTTGAACTAGTTAAGCAAACTGGATTTGATAAGGTTATATTTTACGATGATAATATAAAGTATTTAAAAGGTGCTACTAAGGTAATTAAAGAGAAGTTACCTAACTTAGACTATAAGTATGTAAAAGTGTAAAAAAGACGTTTAATAATTTAATATATAATAAAAAAATAATAAACATATATGAAAACTAAAGTTGAAGTACTTGGATATGAAATCGAAATTGAAGAAGTTGATGGTGTTGTAACTGTTAAAGCTGAATTAGATGGTGAAACAGTTGAAGAATTCACTCTTGAAGCACCTGAAGAAGGGCAAGGTCAAGATGAAGAATCAGATGACGACGTTAAAGGATTTAAAGATTTTGATGGTCAAGAAGAAGAAGATTTCGGAGACGAAGAATCAGAAGGTCAAGATGACGATGATGACGATGACGATGATGACGATGATGAAAAGGCACTAGAATCTTTTCAGTCTTTTTTCAATAAGAGATAATAAGAAAGAGGATTTAGTCCTCTTTTTTTATAAATGAAATTTAATATATAATAAAAAATATTATAATACTATGTTATTAAAATTTAATAATTTTATCAAAGAAAGTGTTGATGGTAAAGGAACTTTACTTTTTTATGCATTTGATTGGGATGACAATATACTAAACATGCCAACTGAAATTATGGTACAAACCGAAGATGGTGAAGAAGTTGGTATGAGTACAGCAGACTTTGCGGTTTATCGTTCTAAAATAGGAAAAGAAGAATTTGAATATGATGGAAAAACTATTGTTGGTTTAGATTATAATACTGCATTTAGAAATTTTAGAGATATAGAAGATCCAGAAATATTCAAAAAGGATGTTGCTAAGGCATTACAAATGGAAGCATTTGCACCTGCTTGGGAAGATTTTATTGAGTGTTTAACTAATGGTTCTTTATTTGCAATTATAACTGCACGTGGTCACGAATCAGAAGGAATGAGAAAAGGTGTTGAATATATTATCGACGGTTTAGATCAACAAGATAAAGAGAAAATGCATGATAGTTTACTTATGTACCTTCAACTTTTTGGTAAATCAAGAAATGAAGAAAGTTATGAAAGTATTACAAATTTCTCTCAAAGTGAATTAGTTAAAAACTACTTAGATTTATGTCACTTTGTTGGTGTTTCTGCGCCTTCAAGAGGTGGTTCACCTGCTAATCCAGAAGCAGCAAAAGAAGATGCTTTAAGAGAATTTATTACTGATGTAAATGGATATGCAGAAAAAATTGGATTTGTTGCAAAAGTTGGTTTCTCTGATGATGACCCAGGAAATGTTAAACATATGACACATGCACTTTCAAGTGAAGATTTAGATCACGAAGAATTGTGGCCTTTTATTAAAGAGTTCATCATTAAAGATACTAATAAACCAGAAAACGTAGTTAGAACTAATATACCTACAAGAAGAGTTAAAACATTTAGTGATTTTAATGAGAGCCAAACTCAAATTCCCGGACTACAAAGTTCAACTATTTCTATGCAACCAGAAACTAATCTTATGATTATGGCAGATAAAACTAATGACTTTAGTGCAAATGGTGATGAAACTCGTCAAGATCCTTATGGTAATAGATTAAAAGCTCAAGCTAGAAGATTAGGAAGTCAAGAATATTGTGCTTGTTGTGATAATACAAAATCAGAATGTGATTGTGATGACGGTTGTGAATGTAAATGTAAAGAATAAATTAAATCCTCTTTTTTAAGAGGATTTTTTATTTAAACTTAGTAAGCTTTTTACAATATATTCTGTATGGATAAAGTCTATATTAAAAATATTCTTCAAAAAATTCTCGATAAAGAGTTTGCAAATGTTCAAAAACGTAGAGTAAACGATTACTCTGACCGTTTGAACTTTGCTTGTCCATTTTGTGGAGATAGTCATCGAAATAACCATGCAAAACGTGGTAATCTTTATTTTAATCGTTTAGTTTTTATTTGTTTCAACTGTGATAAGAAAACTACATTCGATAGAATGTGTAAAGAGTTCAATGAACAAATTGATCCTGATAAGAAATTAGAGATGATTGAACACTTAGATTCAATTATGACTTATAATGATTATCAAAGTGAGTTTGTTGATGCAAAATTTGATAACTTAATAGATTTAAGTGATTTAGAGAAATCTATTGAACTTAATCTAACACCTTTCTCAGACTTTAAACCTATTCAAGTAAATGGTGGTATCTACAAGTATCTAATTGGTCGTGGTATAGAGCCAGATAAACATAAAAATATTTACCAAGCAAAGTATTGGAAGAATGAAGATGAATCGGAATGGATTATAGTAATGCTTAATCGTAGAGATACTAAGTTATTAGGGATGCAAGTTCGTAATCTTAAAGAAGGTAGAAAAAGAATGTTTAAAATCTATAACTATGAAAATATATTAGAATGGGTAAATCTAGCAAAAGAAGAACCTAAACAAGTTGATATAAATGAGTTAGTTATTTATAACAAATTATCTTATTACTTTAATATACTTAATGTTGATTTTGATAGAATGATTACTGTTTTTGAAGGTTACTTAGACTCTCTTTTTTATCCTAACTCAATTGGTTTAGTTGGTGTAAATACAGATTTTAGATTTTTAGAAAATAGTGGATTTGATTTACAATACTTTTTCGATAATGATGAGGCAGGATTTAAGAAATCCGAAGAGAAGTTAAAAGAAGGATATTCAATTTTTCTATGGAATAAGTTATTTGAGAGTATTGTTGATCAAAAGAATTCTAATGATCCGTTTAGTTTATTGCATAGAATTAGTAAAGTAAAAGATATAAATAAATTATGTCAACTAACACCAGATGCGTTTAAAAAGTTAAAACTTCCATTATTTTTTAGTAAGGATATTTTAGATGTCAAATGGATTCCAAAGTTCAAACATAGAAGAAATAATAAAGAAGAAGTTGACTATAATAGAAAATTTGAAGAATTTAAAAAACTATAAAACTTTCTAAAATATAAAAATATAAATCTTATCACGCCCTGAGAAAGCAGTGGGACCAATTGAAAAGAGCCTTTCACTTCTGAAAGGCTCTTTTTTTATGTTTTTTGTTTTAATATATAAAAGAAAAAGACTTATTATGGCAGAAGAAGTTAAAAAGAAATTAGGATTCTTTGGAAGTATCAAATGGTTCTTCACAGAGATTATGAAAATCTATTCTACACAAGATTCATACTTTTCTAAAAAGAGAGTTGAGTCAGGAATTGGATTTGTAATTGCAGAATGGGGAATGATATTTTTCCTATTAAGTAAATTTGAAACAATGACTATGATTGAGTTTGGTGGATGGGCTTCTATTCAGTTTGTTGTAGCAGGTTACATGGTTAGCCAAATACAAAGTGAAAAGAAATCAGACGTTAGTAATTCAGTAGATGAAACGGTTGAAGAAAATCAACCATAAAAAAAACCACTCATATGAGTGGTTTTTTATTTATTATAAAGATATTATTTTAATCTTCTTTCTCTTCTTGAGAATCTATAACTTTTTGCCTCAAACTCAGGATCAATACGATCTTCATCTTCTAATTTTGGTGCATTTGGTGTAGTACCACCATTTAAGTAATCTACAACTTGTTCAACTGTATCAAATTTCTTTCTATCAACGTGGAACTTTCCAGTTTCAGAAGGGAAAGTAATCTCTTTTCCTTTATCTTCTGGATTTTTTTTCAAGATAATTCTATTATTTTGAACTACATCTTCACCTAATTTTAAAGCTACTGCCAATTCTTTTAGTTTAGCTATATAAGGATCTTCTTCTTCTACTTCACCATCAAACTCTTGACTTCCACCATCAGAGAATCCACCATCACCACCATCAAATGGATTATTTTTAGCCAATGGATTATCTTGTTCACTTGGAACATCATCTGGAATAACACCTGGTCTAGTTGGTCTAGGAGCAGTAGGTCTATCTGTATCTGGTCTAGTTGGAGTTTCAGTTTCTCTTCTTGTTGGTGCAGGAGCTTGTTCAGGTCCAGCAGTAAACTCTTCATTTATTTTGTCATCTACGAATTGATTATATCTTTTAATCATATCAAATAATTATTTTTTATTATATATTAAATTTAAAATACCTGTTTTTAACCTAATTCTTGAACCACATAGTCTATAAAGCTATCCAATTCATATTCTAGTCCACTACAGAACTCAAAAACATCATATTCTACCACTTTACCCTTCTCATTTACAACTTTTAAAAAATCAAGTGAATAAGCACCGGTATTATAAAGTATTATTTTACCTTTTAAGTTTCCTTCTATTGTTTTATGTGATTTTTCTAAATCTGGCACATATAAAGTACCAATATATTCAATACCATCTTCTTCATACTTTATATCATCTAATTCAAACTTAAAGTAATCATCTTCAAAAATAGTATCAGTACTTAGAATTCTCATTTTAGTTTTAACTATTTCTTCATCACCTAAAGAAACTGCGTCCAGAAATTCTTTTTCATGTATAGTCAAAGATATTATACCATACTTAGATATTTTATCCAGTAATTCATCAGTCTTTTCTTGACCGGAAAATTCTTCTGTTACTATACTTTTCATACAACTATATATTGTTTATATATCATTAAAAAGATCATCAATCCTCTTATCTCGCTTAAATTGAAGGGAGAAGTCTTTATCATTTTCAAATCTATATTTGAAATCATTAAAAGCACTTTCACTAATTCTTAGCAGAGAAAAAGAACCTCTACTTAGTTTACCTTCCGTAAGTCTGTTATCTAAATGTTTTAGATAATATGGATATATTTCATCTTCTTTCATATTTTATATATTATTTTTTTATATATACATTATGAAATGGATCAAATTAAATGAAAGTTCCTTAAAATTAGGGAACGTAATGACTAAGAAATATGGTGAATTTAACTCAATAGATTGGTTAAATGGGAAAATTAAAAAATATATCGAAAGTATATATGAACCATTTGGTTTTAGATATGGTGTGAATCAAGATTTAAACATAGAAGGTCAGATTATAAGTAGTGAATATATCAGTAAAATGGTAAATAACTATACCGTATTTAAAGTAATTATTAAGGAAAATTCTATTAGAACAGAAGCGGCATTTTATCACTTTATGACTAATAATATGAAAGAAATATATCACTGGGAAGGTAAATACTTTAAACGTATTACTTTACCTGTTTTAATCAATACTTCCAGAAGAGGAAATGTAGGAGAACAAGATTCTCTAAGATTCTTTAAACAATCATTACAAGAAAAGAAAGGAATTTCTGTAAACTTTATTCCACCAACCGTTGAAGAAGATATTTCTGGAATTGATGGTAAATTTATTTGGTTAGGTAAAGAAGTAACTATTCAAGTTAAACCTTATGATAGAGCCGTTATTAGCGAATCAACAAGAAAAGTGAAAGTTCACTCACCAGGATCATTATCGTTGAATACAGACTACCTAGTCGTTTATAAAGGACAATCATTTATTATTGTAAGAGGTAAAGATGTTACAATAGAAGGAAATAACTTTACATTTCAAGAAGATAAAGTAGTAGCAAAAACATAAAGTATATATGAAAAGAATTGATACATTTAATAAGTTTAATGAAAGTGAAGACAATAAAAGGTTTGTAGGTCCTAATGGAGAGTTTCAACCTACGGAACAACCAAAAGAAGGAACTACTACTATACAATTTATGGAGGAATTACTTGAATGGATATATTATCATGATAGTATGCCTTTTGAAGAAAAAATGAAATTCATAACTGGTATTGAAGAACAGATACAATTACTTCTAAATGGTGATGGAGGTGGTGCTCCATTTGGTATGCCAATCAACTATATACCAACTTGGTCAACAAAACTAAAGAAAGATTTAGAATAAAAAATCCTCTCAATTTGAGAGGATTTTTTATTAGAAGCCACCGAAGATGTCCATCACGACCGACAACCTTTTAGTTATTTCAGGTAAACCTAATGGTTCAATAATCGAATTAATTGGAGAAAGTATAGCTTTCGCGAACTGTTCGTCATAATCTATCTGCGGAGCGAACTCATGAGGAAAAGAGCCTCTCATATAAGCAAATTGATCATTTACAGTTTTATCCTTACAAACATAATACTTAATCTTTGTACCCGATTTAATAAACTCATACTTCTGTTGTGCTGCTCTATCTAAATTTAATAGGTAATTGTGATAAGCTGCGGCCTTGACTGCAAAGTGAGCACCATTTACATATCGTAAAGGTAAAATCTTATCATCAATAATTTTAGCATCATAGTTAGAACAAGAAGACTGCATCGCTATATCATCAATATCCGCCAACTCAAACTCTTTTCTAAGATTTTTAACTAACTTCAATAATTCTTTAATGTTGAATGTATCTGGATTAGAAAATAAGTATCTTACAATATCTACAATCTTATCTCTTGCAAATAAAGGTGTAGATGATCTTACAAGTTCAACTCCTTTAGGGAATATATAACTCATCGGATCAAAGTTGATACCATCTTCGTGTACAATATGTTGAATGTATTTCTTTTTAGCAATGTTTATAATTGATTCAGAAATCTTTTCTAACTCAAAATCTTCTTTATTCTCTACTCCAAATGAAGCAGCATAATTCTCTAAACATTGTTTGAAATATCCACCATATCTGAAATGGTCTAAACCTTGAATTAAGTCTAATTCACTAGTCCAATTCCATTTTATTTCCGATGTAAATACACCATCATTTATCATAGTATTAAGATTTCTATCTTTAATGAAATGACCATCAAATACTAATAGGTCATACGCATTACAAATTGTATCTTTTAGTTCACTAACTGAATGAACTACGGCAACACAATTTGGATTATTATGTCTTACTTTTTCTTTTGAAAGAACAATAAACTTTTTATCAATCTTATCAACTTCACTTAAAACTAAATTCTCCCAATCACAATGATCAATTGCAGGTTTAAATGATACAAATAATGAGTCAGTATCAGCATAAATACTAACATGTTCATTTTTATCAATTTGAGTAACATTTTTTATTCCTACTTTATCATGTACTTCAAAATCAAGATGCCATTGGTTATACCAATAATCTTCATTTACTCTATCCATTGTTTTTGTAAGGTCACGACCTTGTGCCGTTATTGTACCTGCTACGTGATTATTATATAATATGAAGTAAGCCGTTGCAAAAGCTCCGTAAGATCCATTTAATACTAATTTTAATGCGGTTTGCATTGCATTATAGTACTCAACATCTTTTTTAAGTTGAACTGCTTGTATTTTAAGTTGTTCTATTTTTATTTTTTTCTCTTCTTTTGTCATAGAAATTATATCATTCATAATAGAAAAGTTTTTAAATAAAAAAGAAGAACATTAGTTCTTCTTTTTTGGTTTTAATATCATAAGCCATTTACTAGATTCCAATTTAGGAACGTTTTCTGCAGATCCAAACTCTTCAAGTAAGGTAGCAAATTTTAACATTACTAATTGTCCTCTATCTGGATTACCTTTTTGTCTTCCTTTTAATTGAATAACACATTTTACCTTGTCATTATCTAATAAGAACTCTTTACCTTTTTTAGCTTTAATCTCTAAATCGTGATCTGAAATCTCACAAGAAAGTTTTATTTCTTTTAATTCTGATTTTATGGCATTTTTCTTTTGTTCTTTTAACATTTTCTCAATGTTATAAAGGAACTTACCATAGTCTTCAATTTTGGCAATAGGTGGATCTTGGTTCTCATTGATTAAAATAAGATCTTTACCTTCTTCATCAGCAAGACGAAGTGCTTCTTTAGTTCTCATTACTTCCGGTGCTGCACCGGTAACGATTAGTCTAACCTCAAATGACTTAATTTCGTCATTTATTTTGTGTTTTCTTTTGTTGTTTGGTTGTTTTCTATTCAAGGTTTGAATAATTTAATTATTTTTATTTGTCGGTTTATATATTTATTATTAAAATCATAAGAATTCTTTTTACAGATTTCCCACCATTTACTTTTTTTTCTAAATGATTCAAGTGGTATTTTGATAACAAATCTAAAATTATCATCAATTATACTCCAATTTATCTTATTGGCCATATCCATTATATTTTTAATAGTTAGAAAGTTTATATATACTTTATGAAATATATTAAACTTTTTGAGGACCTATTTGAAGATAATCTTCAAGACTTTTGTGACACTTATCTGGCTTATCTAAAAGACGAAGGATTTAATATTTATATTAATAGTGCGGGGTGGAAAGATGGTGAAATAACTATTTCACATCCTTGTGATAGTTACAATCCGTTTCGCAGAATAGATTTTATGCTTGACGATTTTTCTTGGAATGAAGTTAAGGACCACATTATTCCTTTTTTACAAATGTTATATAAAGAGTATAATTATGATAAATCAACCGATAAAATACTATTTTTTACATCAAATGCCAAATATATTACTAAATCATTTGATGATGTTGTAAGTGATAAGATCTTTCCTGTAACAAACATGCCAATCAATAAAAGTATAAAAAAGATAATTATCAAAAAACCTTCTGAAAATTAATCATCAGAGAAGTCTTGTTCAAAGCTCAACATCAAATTTGAGTTTTCATCTTTTATCAACATAAAGTTATCAAAGATAATAAATTCTATATTCTCCATCTTATCATTTATACAACCTAAAAATCTTTTATTTAAAATTAAACTAGCAGTTCTATCATCGTTTAAATTATCGACTTCTAATTCCCAAGAAGATTTCTCTGATAAAGTAACAACTCCTTTAACAACGTCCATATTTATGATTCTCTCGCCATTTATACCAGATAACTTTTTAATGTCTAAGAAATCACTATTAGGAATATTAAAAGTCCATTTTTTATTTCTAACATCTAATCGTTGAGCCAATGCTGCTTTACCAATATCTCTTATTGTTCCTCCTTCACCACCTAACCAGTTTACTTTAAACTTACCAGAAGATACTTGAAGACCTCTAGCTAAATATAATGAATCATCATCTGGTGATTCCTTATAAGAAACATCAAAACCTATTTTATCCATATCTTTTATGAATGCTAAGTTTTTAACAAATCTTTTGGCAGAAGGAATTATTATGTCTAATGAAAAATCTTCCATATCATTATCAAAGTAGTCTTTTGTAGGTAAAAGAAAGTTTTTGAATGCCAAAATAACATTACCACCACCTAACATTGCATACATTAAAATATTTTCATTATCTATCTTTAATTTAACGGTGTCATCAATGGATGCTACGGTATTTAACTTCTCAACGAAGTCACTAAACATATTTGGTACTACTTTTAACTTTACTTTTCCTGCCATATTTAATTTAATTATTAGAGATTATATGAAAAAGTTGATTTTTTGTTTAATAGTTTTTAATATATAATTTATGATTAAAAACTGGAACCAATTTATCAACGAGAATGTCACTAACCCAGATAGTTATTTAGACATGAGAATGCAAGAAATCAAAGATTTACTTGACAACACTGAAAATAGTGATACACTTATATATGAGTGGGAGAATAAAGATGACCATGAGTTGTTTATAAATTTTTCTGCAAATGGTATGAACGTTAGATATGAATTTGACATTGATGATATGAAAGTTACTAAAATTGCAAATGATGTACACGACTTTACTGAAGAAGTTGAATCAATGGAAGAAGGAGTTGAAATGATTGAAAAAGATATTCACTCTATATTGGGTATATCTGAAAGTAAAGTAAATGAAGCAATCGTTGATTACAAAAATGATTCCATAGATGGTTTAATGGGAGAAATCAATACATATCCGAGACACCATAGATTTCAAATACCGGAACTGACTGCACTTGGAGCAGAGTATGATATAGAGATTGTAGATTATAATACTTTCTTAAATGATTTACCAGAAAGGGATAAAGCAACTGTACCACCAAGATCATCTCAGTTTTTTGCATTAGTAAATCCAGTTACAAAAAGACCTAGAGTTGTTTTAAATTTACCAATGCCTTTTATACCAAAAGACTTCTTTGACCAAGTTCCACTTGGTGATATACTTAAACATGAACAAATACACGTTGGACAACATTCTAGAAGACCTAATATAGATATGCCTTTACCAGAACCAAAAGATCAGAAAAAATATTTCTCTAATAAAGATGAAGTTATGGCATTTGCATTTTCAATTGCCAAAGAAGTAGTTACTATGTTTCCAACAATCACAACTCCTAAAGAAGGAATAGATAAACTTACACAAAATTCAAGTAGATTTAGATTATATGTTGATATTAAAAGAAATGTTGATCCATTTATCTTAAAAAGATACCACAAATATATCTACTTATATTTAGAAGACTTATTGAAAACCGAAGAATAATGAAACACTTAAACTTATTTGAAGAATTCAATTTTGATATTGAACCATTTGATGTTCATGGTAATGACCTTGAAGCTATTATCGATGACCAAGATTTTTCATTTAAAGTAATAGATGGTGAAGTTAGTTTCTCAAGTGATGATGACTATGAAAGAGCATTTGAAATGGGTATTGAACTGGATGATGAGTTAAAATCTTATATACTTGATGAGTATAATAAGATGTTAAGTAAAACTAGAATGAAAAGATTTGGTTTCTTTAAATAGTTAAAGCATTTCACTTACATTATCTCTTATAAACTTTTCAATTTCTTTTAATTTCCTTCTGGACGTTTTTACATCAAGTTGTATTCTCCAATTACCTACTTTATTTTCATCATCTTCAGTAATTTCTCTTACATCTAATTTTAATTCAAGTAACTCTTCAAATAACTCAGGTTTTGAAAGTAAATCTTCTTTAGTAAATGCTTTATTTAACTTAGGAAATACATAATCACCATTTTCATTAGGTTCAGTAATATCCCCTTTTTGTAGAATTATTTCTTCACCAAATCCGGTATTTAATATAAAGTCGTTTATTAGTCTAAATTTCATAATGATTATATCAAAGTTGATAACTTTGTTTAAACTAATTTACATTTTCATGTATAACATAAGAACATTAAAAATATCTAAAATGAAATTAAACAAAAAGTTTTTAAAAGAGTACTTGAATAGTACTTCTCCAACAGGGTTTGAGTATGAATTAGGTGGACAAAAAGTTTGGATGGACAATATTGAAAAGTATGTCGATTCGGTAGAACTTGATAATTATGGTACTGCTTATGGTGTTACCGGTAATTTAGAGTCTGACTTTAAAGTTGTTATCGAAGCACACTCTGATGAAATCAGTTGGTTTGTAAACTACATTGACTCAAAAGGATATATTAGAGTTATTAGAAATGGTGGCTCTGACGTACAAATTGCTCCTTCTATGAGAGTAAATCTATGGGGTGAAAAGGGTGCCGTTACAGGTGTCTTTGGACATCCAGCGATACATATCTCTGATAGAAAGAAAGAGGTTGATTTAAACTCAATTTTTATCGATATTGGTGCTTCTTCAAAAGAAGATGTTGCTAAAATGGGTATTAAAGTTGGTACAGTAGTTACTTTTAAAGATGAGTTGATGAAACTTGGTAACGATTACTACTCTGGTAGAGCTCTTGACAACAGAATTGGTGGTTTTATGATTGCCGAGGTTGCAAGAAAATTGAAAGAGAAAGGTAAAAAACTACCATTTAAACTTTACATTGTTAATTCTGTTCAAGAAGAAATTGGATTACGTGGTGCTGAAATGATTGCACACACAATTAAACCAAATGTTGCTATTGTAACTGATGTTTGTCATGAAACATCATCACCTTGTTATACCGCAAGTAAACAAGGAGATCACATTGCTGGTGATGGAGGTGTTATTACAAGAGGTCCTGCAGTTCATAATAAATTGAGAAAATTGATTTTGGATACCGCAACGGCTAAAAAAATCCCTCACCAGTTAGCAGCATCTTCAAGATCAACTGGAACAGATACTGATGCGTTTGCTTATGCAAATGGTGGTACTCCTTCGGCACTTATTTCACTGCCATTGAAATATATGCACACAACGACTGAGACTGTTCATAAGAATGATATTAAAAATGTTATAGAGTTGATTTATGAGACTCTTCTAAATATTGAAGAGAATCATAATTTTAAATACAACTCTTAAAAAACAACCCATCTTTTTAAAAAGATGGGTTTTTTATTTAATATATAGTAGTATGATTAGTAAGTACAACCAATTTTTAATAAACGAATCTAAACTTATACTAGAAGCATTTTTAAGTGCAGATACAAGTTTTTTATCTAAATTAGATAAAATTTCAAGACAGTCAAATTTTTCCTCTACAATTGCGGATATGCTTTTATCAAGAATTAATGATAAAGACTGGGTTTCTGAGGTGGATCTAAAACAAGATTTCTTTAAAACAACTGATGATAAAGACAAAGTATCTTTTATTCAAACAAATAGAGTAAAAGATGATGTAGATCCATATACAATGGCTGGTAGAAGTGATCTTAAAGTTGGTAGAGCTATAAAATATATAGCAAAAGATTTATATGACATTAAAATCACTGATAAACAAATAGAAGATTTTGTAAATGTTTATAAATCAATTGCAGATGAAGGAGAAGATGATTTTAGATTTTATGTTGGTGATGAAATAAAATCAGGTTATATCGAAAAAAACTACTCTGATGCAAATTATGGAACTCTTGGTAGTTCTTGTATGACCGGACATCCATCATTTCTTAAAATATACACTAAAAATGAAAAGAAAGTTAGATTACTAGTTCTTCTCGAAGATGGTAAAATATGTGGTAGAGCTTTAGTTTGGAAATTAGATAAATCTCCTTGTGATGCAGAATATTTTATGGATAGGGTTTATACAAACCGTGATTACGAAGTAAATAAATTTACACAATATGCTGAGAAAAATGGTTGGTTATACAAACAAAGTATGACTTGTGGTGATTCTTGGGCAGTAAAGTTTAAATATAATAGGAAAGAAGTATTAGGAGAAATATCTGTTAAGATAGATGGTAAACATCCTAAATATCCTTATATGGATACCTTATTTTGTTTAAATAAAGATAAAGATGAACTTTCTAATGTTCCTTCTTGGAAATGTTATAGATTATGGGACACCGATGGTGATCGTGAAAGATGTGATGATTGTGATGGTAAGTCAAAAAATAAAAATCTATGTTATGGTTGTTCTGAAGGTGTAATGGTTTTAAAACAAGCAGGTATTGAAATAGACGTTGAGAAAGGAAGAAGTTGAAGCATAAATATTCTTGTCATTACTTTCCTAAATAATTCATCAATTCAATCATATTCTTAACTGCAAATCCTAATGATTCAAGATTTTTAACAGTATCTCTCATATAAGAAATATAAGCTTCTATAATTTCTAATGCTCTATCATTTTCCGCTAAGTGACCATCAATTAAAATACCCTTTTCTCCCATATTTGTTTTAACACCAAATCCTGTAGCATAAAAAATAAACTTATCTTGTTTAAGTTTTTTAATTTTAGTCATTTCTCTACTTCGTTTATTTAAAAAGAAGTTTATTTGTTCATTTAACATTTGTCTATATGAAAGTGCGATAGCTTGTGTATCTAATATCACCTTAGAATTTGTTGGGTTTGCTAAGTCTAATGATAAAGATTTAAAAAGTGGATCAACATTTTTACTCCACTCTGATCTTTTATCATTAAAGTATTCTTCTAACTTATCGTTAGTTTCTTTAGCTTTAGTAATTCTATCAATTTCTTCTTGACTAAATAAATTCATATTAAATATCCATTTTTTTTAATTTATAACCTCTTAACAAACCTTTTTGATTAGTATTTGTGAATGTATTATTTATTAAATCTCCAACTGTCTTTTCGAGATTATCTTGAATATATTCTTCAAAAATATTTGTCCATTTTTCCACTAACTCAGTATCTTCAACTACGATATTATCCATATTAGAAAAAATATCAATACATTTATTTCGATTATCTATTACAATTGTAAAGTCTGATATATAAAGTCCATTTTTTGAGAAACTAATTTCTGTCTCTTCTTGCTGTTCAACTTTAATATTTAAGTAGTAATGTCTGTAGCCATACTTCATCTTTTTTGATAGTGTAATATCTTCACTCTCGATATTATTAAAAAGATGTGTTAAAAAGCTGTCTAATTCGTTCATTCATAGGCCATTATTTTTTAATTCCTAATTAAGGAGTTAAACTTCAACTTATATGAAATACTAACATGTTAGTTTAAAAGAAAAAACCTCACTAAGTGAGGTTTTTTAATTATTTCTTTGTGAAAAAACTTTTTAAATGTTGCATTGGATTAGTTTTACCTTTCCCATATTTCCCAGTATCCATATTAAGTATAGCATTTTTTGTAAGTGGATAATCATACTCTTCTTCTGTATAATTCATATTTCTCATATGATTATCATGTTCTGTATGTGAACTTTCTGGTCCACCTAAAAGAGGTTTCTCTTCCTGATTACTATGTGCTGTAATAAAGTTAAATACTTCTTCAACATCATCCTTAGAGGATGTAATATGATCTGATGCCCAGTCATGTTCTTTTAACATTGTATCGATTTCTGTTCTATCCATTTCTAATAACTTATCAACTAATCTTTTGATAGTTTCTAAGTTAGAGAAAAACATATAGTTCTCTTCTTCATTGTTCTCTTTAATTGCTTTAAGTTTACTTAAAGTTTTAGCTAACTCCAATCTTCTTTTTTTAGTAGCATCTTTTTTATCTAATTGAGTACCTGGTTTTTTCTTATCTTTATCCTTAGCTTTTAATTTAGAAAGTTCTGAATCGATTTCTTTTTTAGAAATTTTCTCATCATCTTTTTTACCTAAAGATTTTTTTAATGCACCTGGATGTTTAATTGCATCTTTGATCCAATTTTTCTTCTCATTGAACTCTTCTGAATTATCATTAAAGTTTTCAAATTTCTTAATCATAACTTTTTAATTATTTTTATAATACTATATATTAAAGTTTTTTATCAAATAAATACAAATCATATAAAGCATTACCCTTTACATTCTTAATACTTTTTAAAACATCGCCAGTGATAGAATCAAGTACTTTAAAAATTCCCAAATTTACTTGTTTATCAGTTAAAACTCTAACTGTGTTACCTGGTTGTCCTAATGCACCTAATACAGCAATATATTTATTACCATAAATACTTTTTAAGAATGATATTCTTAACCCAGCCATATCTTTATTGTTATTTACATAAACATTTTCAAATGGTTTCATTAAGTCTAATTTAGATTCTTCTGTTTCTTTAACTTGTATAGAAGCAAAAGTTTTATCTTTTTCACCAATAGTAACTTCTTCTCTGTTTTGAATTTTATTTTGATTTACAAGTGCTTGTTGATTTCTTCTAATTTCATTGAAATCTGCTCTAACAACAATACCACCTCTCATACCTTTATCATTCATATTATAACCTGCGGGAGGCAATCTATAGAACGATCCAGTAAAAGTCATAGAAAGTATCCTATCTGTTCTAAAAAGTCTCCAAATCTTGTTTATGTGTCTTCTTTGAGATACTGACCATCCATTTAAGTGCCAACCTCTCAATAACATCTTACCTTGAGATGAACGTCCAAGTACCATAGGGTATATAACTCTCTCGTGACCAGCAAAGTGTTTATCTTTTTCTCCTTTGTAGTTTAGTAAAAACATCATACCATATTTAATGGCTTTGGTCATTATTTGATCAGAATATTTAATCGGTTGATTGATAGGTATATTTGCAATATCCTTAACATTCTTTAATGAAAAACGTGGAATATACTCATTATCTTCTATTAAGTTATAATGTTCTTTAATAACAAACTCAACTGGTTTATTATTATAAAAGTCTCTAAGTTGTTTTAAATTCATAAACTATATATTAAATACATAATTCCTAAAAACAAAAAAGAGAAACATTTCTGTTTCTCTTTTTAAAATCCACTAAATGGAAAAAATAGTGTTCTGTTGGATTACTTAGCTACCTCAGTAGTTTTAGTAGTGTCAACAGTTGTTGAATCTACAGCAGTTGTATCAACTTTAGTAGTATCAACAGCAGTTGTATCAACAGTTGTTGTAGTTGCATCTACAGTTTCAGTTTTTTTGCAAGATGTTAAAGAAATTGCAGCGATTGCCATTACAGCGAATAATACTTTTTTCATAGTTTTTTGTTTTTTTAATTTTTTTACATGATTATATATCATGAAAATTATCCTTTGTTTAGTAAAAAGTGAAAATATTTTTTTAATATATAGTTCTAATAAAAAACATAATTAAATAATGTCAATAAACAGTAGAGAAGATGCAAATAAATATTATCAAGTAGTAAATAAGCTAGTTGATGAATATATTGATAAATGGAAAATTAAACCTACTAACTTAAAAAGATATTTAAAGAATGGTTCCGATAAATTTGAAAAGTTTATAGATAGAAATGGTTTAAAAGACATAAATGGTATTAAACAGGTTATAAATGATGTTATTGAAGATAGAGTTCATATGGAATCAGATGGAGTTTTAACATTTGAAAGTTTTAAAGTATTTGAATCAGACGAATTTAAAATTACTTCAATTATTCAATGTCTTTATAAAGGTATTGGCAAAACTGATATTAAAGCAGAGAAGTTTTTGGCAGATTATTTTGATGCAAATTTAAGTCAGATAGATATAGTTGATACAGATAAACATATGTTTAAAATTAGTAATTGGGAAAATGAAGATCTTTTAGTAATTGTTTATAATAAAGATGAATTTGATATTATCAAAGAGAATATAAAAGAACATTTATATGATGAACTTCTTAAACAACAAATTGATTTAATTGTTGGTGTGTCTTTAAAACTAAATACAATTATAGATAAAGATAAATTTAATACAGATATAGAATCTAAGTTGAGTGATAGTCTAATAACTGATTTAATAAATGATTCTCTTGAAATGAACTATACAAAGTTTGATTTTGAAAAAACAGATGATTATTATCTTTGGATTAAGAAACAATAAATAAAAAGAGAGTTATAACTCTCTTTTTTTATTTTATGAGAATAATATTTTAATATATACATAAAAATATTAAATTATATATGCCAGTTTTATATACATCATTTGCAAGTCCCATCGTCTCTAGAAGGTGGAGTGACGTACAGGAATTATTAAACCAGTTACAAGATAATAATGCAAATCTTATTTTTGCAGAAGATGTTAGAGATGCGGTATATACACTTTGGGAAAGAGTAGAAGAAGTGGCTATAGTTGCGGCTTCTGCGTCATTGGCATCACCATATTTTCAAAATCCAAATCCTACAACTATTGAAGTAGGTGGTATTGCAGAAGGAACAACATTCTCTACTCCACAAACAGTTCAACAAATGTTTGATGCTCTTTTATATCCATATGTGGCACCAATATTAAGTTTATCTGGACTTTTCGGACAACCTTTAACTAATAAAGAATATGGTGCACCTCTAAATTCAACATTACTTTGGAGTGTTACTAAGAAATCTAATACAATCACATCAATTAATGTTAATAGTCAAATAATACTTCCAGTAAATGGTGGTGATCAAAGTGGAATAAGGGGAGTAACGGGAACATGGAGTACTCCAGCAGTTTCTACTCTAAATACCTTTACAATGAGTGTTAGTGATGGAACAAATACAACCTCAACAAGTACATCATACGAGTGGATGAATAAAATATATTGGGGAAGATTAGATCTTACATCAATATTAAATCCAGACTTATCAGATCCTAATACACGTAATTCACGTATTAATACTATTGTTACAAATTTTTTCCCTAACTCTAGTAGTGGAAGTGCACGAATTCGAGGATTGACTGGAGCAGGTGTTTCTCCAGGTAATATTTTATCTAAAGTAAAGAATAAAACTTATACTAATATAAATGGTGCTGGTGGATATTTAGTATTTGCTTGGCCAAGTAGTGTTCCAAATGCAACAACACCAGAATTTAAAGTAAATGGATTTACAAGTACGGGGTTTAGTCCACTATTAACTAATTTTAGTTTTATAAACACATATGGTATTATAACAAACTATGAGGTTTGGATATCACATACCGCACAGAATTCACCATTGAATCCAGTAATAATAAGTTAAAAAAAATATAGAATATAAATGCAAAATTCAGGAACTTTAATATCAGCACCAATTCGTCCAAATGATTCATTAGATCAATATGCATCAGCATTTGCTAATGAAATAAAAGGTGGTTCACATGGATATGAAACATATGTTGAAATGTTTGACATAATAGAAGCAAGAAGAGAGTGGGGTATGTTAGTAAATGTTTACAATGATTCTGATCCTGATCTTAACGGTACATATCAACTTAAACATGGTTATTATAATAACGATATATTAGATAACTCAAATTGGGAAAAACTCAATTTAGGCGAGAATACATCAACTGAATGGGTTGACTCAGTAATTTCAATTTTAACTATTGAGCCTACATTAGAACCTTTTCCAGGTCACAGATACTTACTTGGAACTATTCCTAGTTTATCTCCATTAGGCACAAACTGGGATAATTATTCATATGGAACAATAATTGTAGAGTATAGTAACGTAGGTTTATGGAAAGTTACTATTCCAACTAATGGTATGACTGTTAGAGTTGATAATGATAATAATTCAATTTATAAATATGAGGGGACTTATCCTAATGGAATATGGAAGCAAGAGAAGATAACACAAGTTTTTTATATTGAACCTTCAGGAAATGGTTTAACTTACTCAGTAAGTACTGATCCAATATTTAACGAATATAGTAGAGACTTAATATTTTTAACTAAATTTAATACAGCCAATAATGGTACAGCATCAATCAATATAAATGGATTAGGATATAAAGATATTAAAATTGCAACTAAAAATGGAGTAAGAGATCTTATAATAACTGATATTATAACAAATGGTATTTATAGTTTAACATATAATGGAACCTACTTTCAAATGACTAAACCATTTCCATCAGATGCTTATAATATTCAATATTATATAGGACCTGGTGAGGTTGTTACTGTTGAAGAAAATGAACAGTATTGGGTCTATGGTGATTTAACAATAGACGGGGGTGTAATGCAGAACTATGGACATGTAGTTATAGCAAATGGTGCAGTAAATCTTGTAAATGGTGGTGCTTTTAATAATAATATGGCAGGTGAGTTGATTTTAGTTGACTTAACAAATACTATTGCTTTTAATACGACTGATACTATTCAATTATCATCAGAGATGACTGTAAATGGTCCTTCTGTCTCTGCAATAGTTTTAGATAATAGTTTAAAAACAAATCATCTAAATTCAATAAACACAGCAACCGCAAGTTGGATTGTTTCTAATGATGGAAATGGTTCATTTCAATGGGAAGAATTTAATGCATTATCTTTAAGTTATGTACCATCCGGACTAACATTAACAGCAAATAATGTACAAGGTGCTATAGATCAATTAGATTCATTAGTAACAGATGATAATGTAATAATGGTTAAAAAGGGTGCAACTGGTTCAGGTCAATATGAAACAATTAATGAGGCATTGGATTCAATACTAAGTCCATCTGTTACAAATAGATGGACAATTGCAGTAGGTGCAGGTGATTTCTATGAAGATACAATTACAATGAAACCCTGGGTTAATATTGTAGGACGTGATAGAACAACAAGAATTATTGCAGCAACTTCAAGTCAACATGTCTTTATTGGTGCTGACTTCGCATCTGTTATATCTTGTTTAGTTACAGGAGCTGGACCTGGATATGCGGCATTTTATCATACATCTCCAACGGGTACTGCACAAAGTGCATTTGTTATAAAAGATGTTATATTTGGTGAAAATGATAGTCATGTTATTTGTTATGCAGATACAAATCAAACAACCGTACAAGTTATTGATTGTAGATATGGTGATGATTTTATATTTGATAAAGGGTTTTATGCTTATAATAATAGTTTTCCAACACCTAGTTCAGTTGCAGCAAGAATATTACTTTTACATTGTTATTCACAAGGTATGTCTGCAGTTACAAAACCTACATATTTTGCCAAAGCAAGTGGTGAAAATTGTGAAATTGTAATGAACTCTGTTCAAGCAAATGCAGCGGGCACTATTCAATTAGGAACAACATTTTTAATTATAGAGAATGGTGCAAAATGTAGATTAAATGCAGTAAACTTCACAAATTGGGATAAAGGAATTTGGGTTCCTTTTTTAAATATTGTTGGTGAACTTGGTTCTAAACTAATTGGAGTTGCTGTTTCTTGTCAAAGTACAAATGATCATATACTTATTGAAAATGAAGATACTTATGGACAATTAAGTGGAACTTTTGAGAAAGCAAAAGTTACAACTTTATCATCTGATGTTAGTTTAACTTATGCAGATCCAGAAGTTGGTGACTTTACTATTGCAGGTGGATTAAATGTTACTTATACACCAACGGTAACTACTGATATTTCTACACTTATAGAAAGATCATCTACAATGGGTGTTATTGAAGGTGGTTACATAACAGAAGGTTTAGGATTAACTTTAAGTGTGGCTGCTGGTTTTGGTTATTATCATATTAATAGTAGTAATATATTAAATAGATTTGATTGGCCAACAACAGAGATAAGTATTCCATCAAACTCAACATATTATATTTATTTTAACTCATCAAATCAACTAATTTATGATGTTAGTATTCCTGATACATCAGAAAATATACTATTAGGTAGAGTAAGAACTAACACAATAGGATTTGAGTTTATTGAAAGGACACCTTTATTTGCTGAACATTGGGCAAATAAAGCAACTAAATTATTTAGAAAAGGTATTGGTCCAGTTTACTCAAATGGTTCTATTGTTAGTGAAAATGCAACTCAATCATTACATTTAGATGTGTCACAAGGTACTTACTATTATGGTGCCAATGAGTTTAATCCAGCAGGTGGAACTGATATTACATTTGAAAGCTATAGACCTGATGGGTTAGGTGATTGGATAGTAGTTGCTACTAATTCAGTAGATAATACTTATTATTCAGGTACTAACTCACTAATTGCATTAAGTACTGGTTATTTTGCAAAACACTCACTATATTTAGTAGGAGATAATGGTGAAGAAAGATATTTTATGGTTTATGATAACTCAGAACATATTGATTTATTATCTGCACAGGTTGCTTCTTTACCAATACCACCAAGTTATTTTAGTGATGCAGTAGCACTTATTGCAGGTATTGTAGTTCAACAAGGAACTTCAAGTATTGTAGAGATTAGAGATCAAAGACCAGTAGTTGGGTTTAGAGCCGCAGGAATTAATGCATCTGCAGACCACTCTTCATTAATAAACTTAGCTGCGGATGACCATCAACAATACTTATTAACAAATGGTGCAAGAATATTAACTGGTGATTTACAAATGGGCAGTTACTCTATTCAAGGTGTTAATCTAATCAACTCAATTAATATAGAATCACACGCATCAAGACATTTACCTGGTGCAATTGACGGATTATTAACTGGTACACCATCAACAATTGGAGTTACTAATCAAATTGGTAGTATAGCAGCATTTGCAAGACAAGACCATATTCATGCTCACGGTAATTTAGATGGTGGTTCATTACACGCTTTAGTAACTACTACACAATCAGGATTTATGTCTTTTGGAGATAAAGTTATATTGGATAATATTACAAGTTCAACACAATCTTTAACTAATAAAGGTATTACTGGTTCAACTAACTATGTTGATGCAAATGGATTGAAAACAACAACAGATCCAGTTTATATTGTTTCTACTGCACCAAGTATTGGACAAGTTTTAATATCAACATCAGCAACTCAGGCAACTTGGCAAACTATTCCTACAGGTACACCATCAACAATTGGTACTGTTAGTCAGATTGGTACAAGTTCAAACTATGCAAGACAAGACCATATACATTCACATGGTGACCAAGCAGGTGGTAGTTTACACGCAACTGCATCTACAACAACTGCTGGGTTTATGTCTGCTAATGATAAAGTTATATTAGATAATATTACAAGTTCAACTCAATCTTTAACTAATAAGACAATTATTGGAACAACTAACTATGTTGATACAAATGGATTGAAAACAACAACCAATCCAGTTTATATTGTGGCTACAGCACCAAGTGTTAATCAAGTCTTAATGGCTATATCTGCTACTCAAGCAACTTGGCAAACACCTGCTTTGGCAACTAGTACTCAATCAGGATTTATGTCTTTTGGAGATAAAGTTATATTGGATAATATAACAAGTTCAACACAATCTTTAACTAATAAAGGTATAACAGGATCAACTAACTATGTAGAAACAAATGCATTAAAAACAAATACAAATCCAGTTTATATAGTGGCAACTGCACCAAGTATAGGACAAGTATTAACTGCGGTATCTGCAACTGCAGCAACTTGGCAAACACCAACTGCTGCCAGTACACAAAAAAATCCAACAGATCCTACAGTAACATCTTCTACAGTTGGTGTAATGATGGGATTATCTGCATCTATAACACCTGTATTATCTGGTAAGATAATGATTATTATATCAGGAGATATGGACAATGATACAGGTGATGATGGTGCACAAGTACAAATGATAACTGGAACTGGAACACCACCAATAAATGGTGCTGCCTTAACTGGTACTACACAAGGTGGTTTAGTTAAAATGAGTGTTGTTGTATCAGGTGGTGCAACAGCAGTAACAAGAGTACCATTCTCATTAAATGCAATTGTAACTGGATTAACATTAAATACTGCAGTTTGGATTGATATAAGTTTGGCTGCAATTGGTGCTGGTAATGCAAGAGTTAGAGATGTAAGTATTTCAGTAGTTGAATTATAATATATAGTATATGAAAGTAGATAAATATTTTGAATTTGTACAAGCTGATTTTGAACCAGTAAAATCATTTCACTTAAAAGATGAATTGAATCCTAAAATATGGACTGATTTTGAAATTGATGAAGAAGTAAGGGAAAATCTATTAAGAATCGCACAAGACTTTTACAACTCGACTACTTTAGAAGCTGATGTAAAAGATGTTGTTCTAACAGGTTCATTATCAAACTATAACTGGTCTGAAAAATACTCAGATTATGACTTACATATATTAATAGATTTTACTGAAGTTAATGAAGATATAGAATTAGTTAAAAAATATGTAGACTCCGCAAAAAATAACTTTAACAAAGAACATGATATTAATATCAAAGGTTATGAAGTAGAAGTTTATATACAAGATGTTTCAGAAGATCACAAAGCAAGTGGTATGTTTTCACTACTTAACAATAAATGGTTAGTAAAACCCGAAAAAGTTGATTTTGAACCAGATGATGAACAAATCAGAGAGAAAGGTAAATCAGTAATGATGTTGATTGATGATTTAGAAGATGAAGTAGATGAAGACAAATATGAACAATTTAGTGAAAAGATTAAAAAAGTTTGGGAAAAGATTAAAAACTATAGAAAAAGTGGATTAGAAAGTGAAGGTGGTGAGTTTTCACTAGGTAATTTAGTATTTAAGCTTCTAAGAAGAAATGGGTATATTGAAAAAGTTATGAAACTTAAAAGATATGCTTATGATAAACAATTTGAATAATTATGAACATTAGAATAGAGGAAATAGAAACAGCTTTTAAAGAGATTTTCAGCGAAGAAGATGGTGTAGTTACATCAATAGACACAGTTTATGAAAAATCTGATGATGAACAGTTTTTAAAACTTGTAATTTGTTTACACGGTTTATCAACTGAAGACATATCTATTATACACACCAAATTTATATTTAAAACTGATCTGAATAAAAGAAATATTATTGATAATTCATTTTTATATCTTTATGATATAAACTGTGTTTATCATAAAATAGAATTTACTAGTATTATCGATATGAAAAAGAAAATTGATGATATTATTGAATCCAATAACTTTGGAGAAGATATACAAATACTTTCCGACTTTATCGAAGCACCTGCAATGTTCTTAAATTACTATATGAAAAGAGCAAAGATTACAGAATATTCAGTATTTGAAGTAGAATATGAACCTAAGTTTAAAATGGTTTCTTGTGATAAAACTACATTCGACTTTAAAGTAAATATAAATAATAGTTATGATATTGAATTATCAATACATAAAATTGATAAAGACATTACAGAAGATCCAGAAGATCAGGATAAATATAAATTCCAATTTAGATTTATGGATGAAATAGAAACAATTGAAGTTGATGGAATTAAAAACATTCACTATTTAATTGGTTCTAATATTGCCAAACTATTAGATAGAAAGTTAAAAAATCAATAAAAAAAGAGGATTATAAATCCTCTTTTATTTCTTCTTTGATATTTAACATTTTTCCAGTTTCTGGATCATAGTTCATAATCAATAATTCAATACCCTTTTCCTTATCAACACCCTCTACTTTATTCTTAATTACGGCAGATGGTCTATGAAATTCTTTTGAAGTCCAAAGATATTCGTCTCTTGGTAATAATTCTTCTAATAAAGGAAAATAGTAATATGATAATGACCATCTACTTTTAGAACTCTTTAATAATTCTAATAAACGTCTATGTGAAGAAATTCCAAAGGTGTTCTCTGTGTCACATCCATACCAAAATAATCTTCTACCATCATCATCATTTTTTAAGTCATTAAAACGAGCGTAAGGTGGGTCTAAATACATATAAGTATCTTCTGCATCATACATTGTAATAACATCTTCAAAATCTAAATTATGAAAGTCTGTAATTTTTTGTAATCTTTCGGTATATTTATTCTTCTCTAATTTATTGATTAAAATTAAAAGATTTAATTTGTTTGTTTTTTTCTTAAATCCAGTAAATCCACCACCTCTAGGATAAACAGAACTAAAACTTGATGTAATTAAGAATGCATAAATTGCACCTACTTTAAAATCACCAATCTCAAAGTTCATATCGTCTAAGAAATCATTGGTAACGTAAGTTCTGTAGATTGCTTTAAAGAAATCCCATTTTTTATCTACTTCTGTTTCAGTAGTATAAAGTAAACCACCTGGTGCCAATAAGGATTTAAGTTCCACTAAGAAATCTTGTGGTTGAGAACAACATTTCATTAGATTTGCTTGATGTCTATTTCTGTCATTAAATATAACATTAGTAAACTCTAAGTTAGAATCTAAATATATTGCGAATGAGCCAGAAAAGGGCTCGATGTATGTTTTACAATCTGTTGGGATGTTAGGTGTGATAAAGGATTGAAAGTTGGCCTTGCCCCCGAAATATGATATTACCGACATTTTTATATAGTTTTTATTGTTTATATAATTTTATTGAAAAATGTTTGGTATATAATTTTTTTTTATTACTTTTGTCAAGATAAAAAATAGAAAAATATGCTTATATATAAAGGTATTCAATACAAACCGGGTAGTAGAGTAATTGCAAATATAGATGGTATGCAAATTGAAGGTAAAATTCAACATGAGGACCCATACTACTATATTTGTCATAATGAACCTGAAAAATCAGGAAATCAAGCTACCAATAGACTTGGTTATAAATTTTCTTGGGCATTTAAACAAGATTATAATGGAACACTTACTGATGGTGTTGTTATATTAGGTTTAAATGGTGTTGAAAACTTAAAAGATACATTTGAAATATCCGAAAAATTAATTACTTTTTTTCAAAGTAAGTCTATTGATATTCTTTCAATAGAAGATAAAAGAATGTTCCCAGACTATAATAAATTTGATATATCTGAGACAAAAGGAATGATTACATTAGTAGATTCTACAAAAAATAGAAGTACTGATTTAAAATTTGGAAGATTTTTAAATTCATTCTCTAAACAATATAAAGATACATTTAAAATGGATTCTTTATTTGATAATAAAAAAATAGAGAAAACTCATAATGATTATGTATCATATCAAACTGGTGATCACATTAAAGTTGAGTATTTAACCGGCAAAGAAATCTTAGAAGGATATAAAAGAGATAATTATCAATCATCTAAATCATCATTAGGTGGTTCTTGTATGACAGATAAACTAAGTTATCTAGATCTTTATACAAAAAATACTGATAAAGTCAGTATGGTTGCAATTAAAGTTTTTGATAAATTTGTTGGTAGATGTTTAGTATGGACAACTAATTGTGGACAAAAGATAATGGATAAACCTTACATTTGTGATGAATGGGTTTTATCTAAATTTGATGAGATTAGAGAAAAAGAAGGATATCTATCATTTAATGATGTTATCACAAACTCATCAATGAAACTATTTATTGATTTGGATACTACTGATATTGATGAGTGGCCTTATTTAGATACATTTATGTATTTAACTTTTCATCAAAAGAAAGTTATTGTTGAACAACCAGTAGGTGTTCTTCAATTAAATATATTTAATCGTAAAACAGAAGTGTTACAAGATGATTATTCTAAAGGTATATTACAATCTTATCCACCTAGAGGTTACTCTATGAGACTTAGAACAACCAATGGTAGATATGAAGATAATAGAAATTAAAAAAAGCTTAGAGAAATCTAAGCTTTTTTGTCTTTAAATAAAACATCAAAAAGATTTGGTTTTTTAGTACCATTTAATTCACTTCTTATATCCATTAGGAGTTTACCTAATTTATTTTTACCTTTACCCGCACATTTTTCACAAGTACATTGACCATAGAAATTATCGTGCCAATAATTCCCTTCAATAATCTCTTTATTTTCAGTCATTAGTAACATTTCTTTTAATGTTTCATCTTTGAACTTTTCTTTAACTGCCCATTCCATAAATCCAAATTTCTTTGAATCCCACTCAGATCTTACTTTTATAACTTTTCCTAGTTGTTTTGCTTTACCAGGTGCCATATTAGAAACTAGTTCTCTAAAATCAGCAGCAGTATAGTATTTACCATCAATCATTTGATCATTATTACACTTCATTGCAACATAGTATGTTTCAACACTATTGTAAGTAATACCTTGGTATTCTATTTTACATGGATAGAAGTTCGATAAAAAACCATACCTACCATCAAATTTTGTTATCATAATTTTATATATTTATAAAAAAACCCACTCAATGAGTGGGAATTTTGTTGTGGAGATGACGTTGTACTGCCCAACGTGTCTTTCTCAGTTAAAAATAACTATTCGTTTACAAGTTTAGTAAGTTTTTCTAAGTCTTACAAAATAATTAGTTTTTGAATCTCAAACTACTAATAAAAAGGTTTCACTTTTAAACTGGTGAACACAGCTGTAGAATTTTTGGTGTATTAGTCTTATTTGATTAAGCTACTACTAAATCTCTGTTAGAGATCAAATTGTTTTGTAAGCAAGCTACTAAATCTTCACTTGTTCCTACTTGATTAACGTTGCCGTTTAAAAATGTACCATCTAATTTATTAATCGGTCATTGTAGGCCACCCGATACTTGCATAATCATCCTTAGTCCGCAAATCAATTCTAAAAACACCCCCAGGATTAAATATATATATTATATATTAAAAGTGTAAAAGGTTTAATTTCTATTTCTTTTTATATCTCTATTTATTTTACTACATAATGGTTGTAGATTACTATAATGATTAAGTTTAAATATTTCCTGTTCATTAACGGCATTTGATATTGGTATAATATGATCTATATCCCAACCATAGTTTAATTCTCCATTATATAGACCATAGTTTTCCCAATTCATCCAATTCTCAAATTTATCTTCTAAATGTTTTTTAAAATCATTAAAATTACATCCTATTATATTTAATAATTCAATTGTCGTAGAAGTTACAAACTTACCTCTACTTAAAGATTTATTTAATCTTCTTTGAAACCCATGTTTTAATCTGTATAAAATATCTGTTCTCATTTTCATTTTATGATATTCTCTACGTCTTATCCTGTTTTTCTCTCTACGTTCATCACTAATTATATAACTATCATTAAGTTTTTTCTTTATTATTTTTCTTCTATTCTTCTCATCATCACTTAATAGGTTTAATTTTTCTTTAATAAACTCTTTGTTTTTTAAGAAGTATAATCTTTTATATTCTTTTATACAATTTTTACATTGATTAGTACCTTTATTATATTCCTCTATAACTTTTAATTCTTCACACTTTATACATTTTTTCATATAAACATTTTATATTTTTGTTACTATATATATTAAAATAATAGTTTCTCCTTATGGAAAATAAAAATAAAATTGCTAAAAAAAACTATAACTCAGATAAAACATTTGTACAAATATCAAAGGAGTTACATATCAAAATAAAAGATTATTGTAAAAATAATAATATAAAAGTTAAGGACTTTTTAGAAAATACCATAAATGATAAAATAAAAAAGTGAGTTATAAAAACTCACTTTTTTTTAGTCAAGAACATTATCAGTAAACCACTTAATAACTAACTCTTTTGGTATCACATCACCATAATACTCTGTATATTGTTCACCACCTTTTTTAATGACGTATGACGTATCATCTGTGTTGATACTATCAAAGTATTTAACATACTCTTCAAAGCTCTTAAAACGCATCCCTAATACACTCACAGAGTCGTCATTAAATATCATCATCTTATAATCATCTGGACTAATATCAATACCAAATAGATTTCCTAAATATGTATTTAATTTTTTAACATCTTTGAAATCAAATTTAACATCTTTTTGACCTTCGATTTGAACTAAAATATCATCTAAAATGGTTACTTTAATATCAACATCTTCAAACCAAGTATTAAATACAAGAGTATCAGTGTTATATGTATCATACTCTAATGTATTTGTATGTAGTAAGTCATATTTATTTAAAATACTTTTAACTTCTTTTACAACACTCTTATTAGAGAAACGATGTCTTGGTGCAATTTTATATTTTGGCTCAAAATAAGTTACTTTTCTTTCAGTTGGTAAGTTCTCCCAATCAATTTTACACGCGGCTTCTGCAACTTTTTTAGTGTAAGATAAATCTACATACTCTGTTTTATAGTGTTCATTCCATCCACCAGCACTAATGTTGGTACATTCTGGAATAATGTCTAAGAAAGTCGCAGTATCTGTATAATAAGCATTTGGATCTGGTTTAGATTCAACACCTAAGTTAGTTAGTTCATCTGATAAAGCATCTGCAAAATCAATAGAACAACAAAATCTACCTTTCTGTCTTAGTACAACAGAACCTGTTTGTTTTCTATCAAATGCAACTGCTCTTTTAAATTTTTTGAAGAATTCTGGGTTTGCTTTTAAAGCATTTTGTGAACCCCATAAACCACCACTTAAAATTGGTTCTTCTCCTAAGAAGAAGTAGTAAGTTCCAGGTATTCCTTTAGAAATCATGTATAATAAAATAGACATTCCTAATTTATTATCACCACCTAATATGGTTTTTTCATCAGTTTTGATAATATCACCTTCAATAACATGATTTACTTTTTCATATTCGGTACAATAAGTATCTAAGTGAGTTGTGAATAATGTTTCTGAATTACCTACTTGAATATAATAGTTACCAATAGAATCTTTTTTATATCCTGTGGGTAGATATTTTTCCAATTTAGTCTCATCACCATAAGGAATTGTATATTCAGTTAGTTTCAAAAAAGTATCCTTTATATCTAAAGGATTTATACTTTCATTTTTTGCCATAATTGTTTAATTTTTTACAAATATACAAAATTATTTTTAAATATTAAAATGGTGCATCATCATCTTCACCATAATCTTCATCAGTATCATCATTTAATCCTTCATCATAATAGAATCCAAATTCTAAAGTTTGACCTCTTTGACTTTCCCACATATCAAATTCTGAATCATATTGTGGTAGAATATCCATTTTTAATTTATTTAAAAGATCAAAAACATTTATTACATCACTTAATCTTTCTCTATGACCCATAGAACATCTAATAGATAAATCTAAATTATCATTAGTAATAGATACATTTTCAATACCTTTATTTTTAAACATACCTCTTAATAGATATTTTAAGTGTTCCATATCATCATCTTCAATATCTTCATCACTTAAATCTGGATCTCTATCACCATCTTTATTATCATAATGATCAAAGTTATGAGCTATCCCACCATAATACTCACTATCATAAAAATCTTCATCATCATCAGGTATCTCACCTGACATATCAAAACGAGATGGTAAAGAGTTACTTTTTTTTCTAGAACCACCAGCCCAGTCATCATTCCAATCTTGATCTGTACCTTCCCAGGCATCATCATCAACTCTTTCTGTAAATCTTTTATACTTTTGTATCATATTATTTTAATTCTATTTTGATGGTTGTTTCGTCAAAAACAACGTAAGGGTCTGCGGTTCTGTGTTTATATAATAAACCTTGTACTTGTGATAATGTATCAAAGATAGTTTTAACATCTGCAAGATCTAAATCTATTTTAATGAATATTTTATCTTGAACACCAACTACTTTAACATCTAAACCAAATATAGATTTTTTAACAGTATCAATTAAAGTTTTATGTTTTCTTAATAATTCTTCATTTATACCTACCTTTCTTACAGCGGGCAATTGTGACCAATTTACTTTTAAAGAAGCTTTTGCTAATTTCTCTAAATAAGTCATATTTTGTATCTCTCTAAATGTATGTTCGTTATTATATCCAACCGATACGTTAGTACATTCTGATATATCATCGATAAATGATGCAGAATCAGTAAATACTCCTGTTGGATCAGTAGATAAATTTAATCCACTTTTGTTATATTCTTTACAAAGTGCTGTAGCAAACTCATTTGAACAACAAACTCTACCATATTGAGAAGTAATAACCGAACCAGTTTTTCTTCTATCAAAAGAAACACATTTTTTAACATTTTTTAAAAATTCAAATGAACTATATTCACTCGCCAAATCTCTTGAACCAATACCACCTCTTTCTTCTCCAATAAAGAAGTAATAAATACCTGGTATTTTATTTTCCATCATATATAACATTACTGCTACTCCTGCTTTATCATCTGCTCCTAATATAGATGTACCATCAGTATAAATATACTCATCACCATCTTCTATTTTTGATAATAGTTTAGTAGGTAGTTGAGTTCTATCCGCAGTATCTAAGTGAGATGTAAACATTGTAGTATCATCTCCTGCAATTACTTTATAATAATTTCCAAATTTATCTAATTCTAAGTCTGGTAAAAACTCTAAAACTTCAGTTTCGTGACCCATTGGGTAAGTTTTTGTTACCAATGATAAGAATGTTGAACGAACATCTTTTGGATTATAAACAAATGGTTTATGTTCAATTGGTGTACCAACTGGTTGTACTGTAACTTTTACTCCTTTTTTAAGATTTACAATAGTAGTAGAGAATTTTCTAATACTTTCTTCATCATAAACACCAGGAAAATAGCTTCTCAAAAATGTTCCTATTTTGATATATTGTCTTCTTCCACCTATTATAGCATCAAAGAAATAATCTGAATCAGAGATATCCAATCTTGATATATTCATATCATTGGCATATTTAGACCTAGGATCTGCCATCCAGTTAAGTTCATATGCAATATAATCATCATGATCATCTTCCATTGTAGTTAGAAGTTTTACTAACCTAGCAGAAAATGCAATCTTTATCTCATCTTCATATTTCATTTTATAATCATTTGCCATTTAAAATGTTTTTATTTTTATTATATATTAAAATTATATAGTGACTTCATGTGCGTTTTTATAATCAACCATAACTTGACCATCATTCATACCTGGTTTTTTACTAACAAATCTACGTTTACAGTAAACTACAACAGATTTATCAACACCTTTTGCCTTACTATTATCCTTTGCAATCTCTGCAACTTTCTTAATAACTTCAGGAGTTGGTATATTATCTTTAACAACAATAACTACATGACTTCCTGGAACACCTTTTACGTGCATCCATAAATCGTCATTATCTGCAATATTAAATGTTAAGTGGTCGTTAGACCTAGCATCTTTACCTAAATGAATAATAAATCCATCAACTTCCATTTTTTTAATATTAGGAAATTTATCTTTTTTGGATTCATTAAATTGTTTATATTTCTTTAATCTCATAATGTATATATTATTTATATAAAACAAAAAAAGACCCAATTGGGTCTTTTTTTTAATATAATAACTAATAATTAGTTAAGTAATCCTTGAGCATCAGAAACTTTGATAGTCATGAACTGTTTTTGTGGGTACCAACCAACTTCAGTTACAGCATATCTAGATCTAAGTAACATTCTTGGTGCGAATGTAGCCTCAGAGATGATGCTAATTGACTGAGCCATTAAGTAAGGTACGAAAATAATACCTGGTTGATCAGGGTTATTTTTTCTTCCTAAAACGATTCTGTTATCGTTATATCTCATGTATGGATCAACATAGATAGAGATGTCTCCGATTGAACCTACTGGGTACAATTGACCTTGAGAGTTCATTTTAGATTTCAATGGGTTGATAGTGTATCCTGCAATATCTTGTAATGCTGCAGCTAAACCTCCATTTGTGATTAAGTATTGAGCTGGCCCAACACGTCCTTCTGTTGCAATGTAGTTAGAAGCATGAGCAATTTTCGTGATCAATTTTCTTTGTACAGCGTGAGTAGTTTCACCACCAATAGCACTAGTTCCAGTAGCATAAGTAGTATCTAAGTCAAACAAAGTTTGATTAGTGATAGCACCAGAGAAAGTACTTCCCGATAAAGGAGCATTTACTCTGTTTAAATCTCCCATTTCGAAGATTTTATTAACAATTTGTTTAGAGATTGTTTGAGACAATTCATTAACAAGGATTGATTCCATTTTTTGAACGATATCCATACCTGTGTTAGCTTTGATGTCTTCAATCTCAGTTCTTCTAAGTGCAGAAGATACTTCAATAGTACCAACAGCAACTGTTTTAGAAGAGATTTTTGGTCCGATAACTCCTGCGTAAGAATCATCATCTGTTTGTCTGTCCATTGGTGAAGATCCTGAAGATCTATCATTAGTTGTACTACCGTACCAGTTTGCAGAGAAACCAGGAATGTGATCTTCTAAAGCAGATACTAATGAAACAGCAACATTTGTTAAACTAGATCCAGTTGCTGCAATTTTAGTAATTGCCGCAGTCATTGCTTGAGTTGGACCAAATGTATTTCTTGTAGCATCATAAGCCCAAGTTGCAGCAACAGAACCACCAGCAGCATAACCATTAGCAGTATTAGCTTGTCTATAAGCTCTAAATATTGGAAAACCATCGATACGAGAGAATCCTAAGAATTCAACCTGATTAAGTTTTGAACCATTTTCTACAGTAGCGATATTTTTAGTAGTTGTACCAGTAGAAATGTCAGCAAACAATCTACCACCTGATAAACCACCTTGTGTTTCAGTAATTACTGGAGTACCTGTAGCTAAAGCAGTTCTTAAATTTGCTTGTACAGTAGTTAATTCAGTAGCAGTAACTTTAAAAACTTGTGGTTTTTCGTCTGCAGCACCTGTACGAGTATCATCATATTGAAAGTCAATATAAAGTAAATCGATTTTCGGACCTGGAGTTGGTTTAACAGCAACTAAGTCAAGACCAATTGTTTGAGCAGCAATTTTCATTGCAACTGGTAACAAGTTTTGACCAACATCACCTGAACCAATTGTTCCTACTGTTGTTGTTGTAGCTGGACTACCACCTACTGTTTGACCTGCATAAAAAGCTGGTTGAGCAGCTAAAACTGAACCCATACCTGCTACGTTTGAAGCGTTTACATACGCATTCTCGTTGATTGAGTGAAATTCAGCATATTCTGACATCCATTCTACTCTATCACCTGTAACTCCCATGTTTTCCAACACTGGAGACCATTTTTTCATGGCTTTTTGATTATCTATTCTAATGTGTGACATAAAATTTTTATTTTTTTTTAGTTTTTTTATAATACTATATATATCCTTGTTTTTACTCGTTTTTGACAAGTATGGATTTTTTATAGATTATATACTTTTGAATCTTTCCATTATTGCAGTCATCTCATTATCAGACAATTTGTCTTCTTGGATTAAAGCTTCGTGTGCTACTAATTTCTTAGTTGTAGATTCATTTTTTTTGATATTTCTAGTTCCCCAGAAATGCTCAATTTGATTTTCAGTTTTTAATACGTCCTCTGGATATAATCTAGCTTGTGACAAGATAGATTTTTTAGCAGATTCGTTTAACTGACCCCAGATTGGCTTAATGTTTTCCGGCATCAATCTGATTACTCTTTCTTCAAGAGATTCATTCTTTGTTGATAATGACTCTGCAATCAATGTAAGAACTTCTTTCTGTGTAAAATAACTACTTTCGTTTATATGTAGTTTAACATTTTCTTGTTCTTCGTCTGATAGTGCATAAAAGCTATCAACTTGTGATTTGTTTAAGAACTTTAAAAAGTTCAAATCACTGCTTTCAGAAACTTTACGTTTTTTAGCTTCTTCAATTAATTTATTTATTGATTCAGAAAGTTCTGAGTCTTCTTCACCACTAAATTCTGGTAATTCTTGACCTTCTTCTTCTAAACCTTCGTGTTCTTCACCTTCGTGTTCTTCACCTTCGTGTCCAGCAGCAAATTCAGCAGCATCTTCAGCAAATTCTTTAGCCTCTTCAGCAAATTCTTTAGCTTCTTCCGCGAAATCTTCGTGTCCTTCGTGTCCTGTGAATTCTTCATCTTCTCCAGCAAATTCATCATCATTTTCTTCAAAACCAGCGTCTTGTAATGTAGGGAATTGAGCTTCATCACCTTCAGCAGATTCATTTAATTTAAAACCACCATTTAATCTTTCAACGATCATTCCTTGATAAGAGATAGATTTATCTAAACTTTCTGCAACATATTCTGAGTAAGCGATATTATCATCTAAATGTTCAGCAATGTATTCTGAGTAAGCAATGTTACCTTCAACATGCTCAGCTAAGTATTCAGAGTAAGCAATTGAGTTATCAACATTCTCAGCAATATATTCTGAGTAAGCGATGTTTTTGTCTAAGTTTTCTGCGATATATTCTGAGTAAGCAATATTCTTATCTAAGTTTTCAGCCAAGTATTCAGAATATTCAATGTTTTTGTCTAAGTTTTCAGCTAAGTATTCTGAGTAAGAGATATTTTTATCTAAGTTCTCAGCGATATATTCTGAATAATTAATGTTTTTGTCTAAGTTTTCAGCTAAGTACTCAGAGTATTCAATGTTTTTGTCTAAGTTTTCAGCAACATATTCAGAGTAAGCAATAGCTTTTTCTAAATTTTCTGCTAAATAATCATTGTGTTTAGCTAATTTATCAGTTGTATCTTTTAATGATTTATTTTCATTAACTACAACTTGGATTTTGTCCGCCAAATAATCTAAATATTTAGCAACTTGTGAATTAGTATTATTTAATTCTTCATAATACTCTAACAATTGTTCCAATTTCTGTGGGCTCATATTACCTTTTGAAATTGCGTTTTTTACTTCACTTTTTGTTGAAGCAATCTCTTTAACCAAATACTGTGAATAGTCACTTAACTGTTTCTTGGTTACAAATTCATCTTTGTTCATATTGAATAGTTCATTTATTTTTGACTCGTCAGATAATTCATATATCCTAAAGTTATTTTTTTCGATTTGTCCTTCTGGGCAAAAACCTAACGATTCATTTAATACTCTAACACTCATTTTTGCCGATGCAAATCCAGGATCTGCAACAATGTCATAAGTGAAAAGTTTTTTCAATGATACTGAACCATCTGATTCTGTTATACCAGCAGCTCTTGATGATACAAAAACTGGACATCCGTCATCAACTAATGATTTAGCTTCTTTACCCCAGTAAGTACTTAGTAATTTTATTTCTCCAGCAACAATGTTCTTTTCAGTAACAAATTCTGCTTTTGTAATAATGTGTGATGCTCTTGATAACGAAGTATCAAAAACATCCGGGTGATCGAATTCACCATAAACAACACCTAGGCTGCTCATTCTTTCATTCATTTCTTGTAATGCTGGTAAAAATTTCTCAGCTTGATATATCCTCTCATTACGATTCTTTATACCAAACTCAGTAAAAGTACCACCCAATACATACTCCTTATTAGTAGAGGCTGACTCTCTAATAAGCGAACTTGTTGAATTTTCTACTATTAAAACCGGTTTCATTTAAAATAATTATTTTTTGTAGTTATTACGATGGTATATATTTAACCTGTAAAACAATAAAATTTTAAAGGTGGATTCTTTATGGTAAAAATCTTTTTTTAATTTTTATTAGGTATATCTACTGGATTTTTTATCTTTGTAAAAGTTTTGGAGGAGAAATGCTAATTTTAATAAATACTTAAAAAAATGCGGTTTTTTATGATCCTATCAAGAGAGATAAATGTAAAAATCACTGAGTCAAATTACAACTATTATGATGATTTAGGATATGATGTATATATAAGTGAAGAAATTGTAATTCCAGTTGAATTACTACCAAAAGGATCACATTACAAAATCAAGTGTAAATGTGACACTTGTGGAATTGAAAAAGAAGTAATCTATAAGAACTACTTAAAATATGATAATGATTGGGGAGATTATTATTGTAGAAAGTGTTCTGAAGTTAAAAGAAAAGAAACATTAAGAAAAAATTTCGGAGTTGATTATCCGATACAGAATAAAAAAGTTTTAGAAAAGATGAAGAAAACATTAGTACAGAAGTATGGAGTAGATAACATTTCTAAAAACAAAAAAAAATTAAATAATGAATAAAATTAAAGAAGATAGTGTTTTTGAGGGCACTATCGATTTCGCAAACAGCGGAAATGCCTCAATAAATATAGGAGATAAAAATCTCTTCATATTTAAGAAAAATACACTTAACTCACTTAATGGTGATAAAGTTAAAGTTAAAGTAATAACTAAGAACAATAAAATTGAAGCTGAAGTTATTGAAGTTCTCGAAAGATTCAGAACACAATTTGTTGGTAAAGTACAAATAAACAAAGAAAATAAAAGACTTATCTTTGTAGTACCTGACAGTCAGAAAATAGGTGTCGACTTTTATATAAAAGGGGAAAACGATGCAGTACATGATCAAAAAGTTCTTGTCGAACTAATCGACTGGGAACCAGGAACAAAATCACCAAAAGCAAAAATAGTAGAGATACTTGGTAGTTCAGGTGATAATAATACAGAAATGAACTCAATTATGTATGAGTACGGTTTACCTAACAACTTTCCTTTAATGGTAGAAGCCGAAGCGGAATTGATAGACTTCACAATTCCAGAATCAGAAATCAGTAACAGACGAGATTTAAGAAATATCACAACATTTACAATTGATCCAGTCGACGCCAAAGATTTTGACGACGCACTTTCGGTTAATATACTCGATGATAATACAGTAGAAGTAGGTATACATATTGCAGATGTTTCACATTATATTAAAGAAGGTGGAATAATTGATGAAGAAGCTATTAAAAGAGCAACATCAGTTTACTTAGTTGATAGATGTGTACCAATGCTACCAGAAAGATTAAGTAATGGAGTGTGCTCATTAAGACCTAATGAAGATAAACTTTGTTTCTCTGTTATTGTTAAACTAAATAATGACGGACAAATACTTGATAAATGGTTTGGAAAAACTATTATACATTCAGATAGAAGATACTCTTATGAAGAAGCTCAAGAAATAATTGAAGGTAAAGACGGTGATTTTAAAACTGAAATACTTTTATTAGATTCGATTGCTAAGAAAATGAGAAAACAAAGAATAAATGACGGTTCTATCGAAATGGGTGGAATTGAAGTAAGATTTCAATTAGATCCAACTACTAAGAAACCAACAGGTGTTTATTTTAAAACTCAAAAAGATGCAAATAAACTGATTGAGGAATATATGTTACTTGCAAATAAATTAGTTGCGAAACTTCTTTATGATGCTAAGTATCACAATGTTTATAGAGTACACAATAGTCCTAACCTTGAAAAGTTAGAAGCACTTTCTCTAATATGTAAAAACTTTGGTTATAGTTTAGACTTAACATCAGATACTACTAATTTGAAAAAATCTATAAATCAATTAGTTGCTGATATAAAAGATCAACCAGAAGAAAATATGATTGAAACTTTAATCACAAGATGTATGTCTAAGGCTACCTATACAATAGTAAATGCGGGACACTATGGATTAGGGTTTACTCACTATTCTCACTTTACTTCACCAATTAGAAGATATCCGGATTTAATAACTCATAGAGTTTTAATGGATTTCTTAAATAAGAAATCAAATGGAAGTCCTCAAAAAATTGAAGGTATGGCAAAATGGTGTTCTGAAAGAGAAATCTTAGCAGCAAAAGCACAAAGAGATTCTATTAAATATAAACAGATTGAATTCTTAGAAGATAAAATCGGACAAGTATTTGATGGAATCATATCAGGAGTAACTGATTGGGGAATGTATGTTGAACTTATCGAAAGTAAATGTGAAGGTATGGTTAGATATAATGGTAATCATAAAGTAGATGCAGAAAACTATACAGTGAATTTAAAATCAGGTGGATCAGTAAGATTAGGCGACGAAGTAAAAGTAATTGTAAAGGCGGTTGACTTAGACAGAAAACAAATCGATTTTGAATTGTTCTAATGGACTATTTATTTGATGTTATATTAGCAGATGATTTAGAATTTGATGATTATAATTTAGCACTTTCTAGTTATCCAACTTGGAAATCTGTATATCGTGAGATAAAATTAAATTATCTTTTAGAAGGTAGTAAGAAAATACAATTTGATATTGATGATATTCAGAAATATATTACAATTGATGATCGACATAGTCATCAAGTATCTTTGCAAAAAGTATGTTGTTCTATAACCGGAATGACATTTATACTAAATAATAATAGTATTGAAAAACTTACATTGAAATCTAAAATACTTGATACAGAATGTGGTAAAATAATTAAATCAATTATTGATACTGGTATAGAAATTAAAGTAAGTCAATTTCTATACGAAAAGACTTTAAACTTTATAATAGAAGCACCAAAAAATGCTGCATAAAAAAATCCTTTCAATTGAAAGGATTTTTTATTTATATTAGAATTCAAACTCCCCACCGGATTCAGGAGCAGCAGGTGCTTCAGGTGCGGCCTGAGGAGCGGCTTGAGCACCACCACCTTCTGGAGCGGCTTGAGCACCACCACCTTCTGGAGCAATTTGACCACCACCTTCTGGAGGTGCACCACCTTCTGCAGGCATTCCAGCACCACCACCGCCACCTTCTGATGGCATACCAGGTTCACCAGTCGCACCGGCTGCAGCGTTCATAGCATCTTTATCCCAGTATTTTTGATTTTCTGCTTTTTCCTCAGGACTAAGTTTAAAGATATTATCCATAATCCACTCAATATGAAAATAAGGTTTTTCACCATTCATTACACCAAGCATTGTACCAACAATACCCGCTTTCTTTTCTAAGTTATTTAATTTTTTCCATTCCTCAAATACCTGATTTGAGAAGAAAGTAACATCAACTCCATTAGTAAAGAATTCATCCTCTATAAACTCAGGGAATTCTATCAACATTTGTAATCTCAATGGTTTAACAATCAATTCTTTGAAGTTTGCTCTTAACCTACTAATAAAGTTATGAAATTTAATCTCATCTCTTGTCATCTCAGCAGCATCAGTAACTAAATTACCACCACCATTATCACTTTCAAATCTCGACATTGGAATCTTAGAAGATCTTTTCAATGCTTTGAAGAACCAATCTAACATTGAATCATCATTTAAGTTATGTCCTTGTGGAGAAACTAATTCCATATTTGGTGTACCACCATCTCCATCAGGAAACCAAACTTGTTTGTTATAAGGTAAATGTTTAGAACCATTTATGGTCATCGTACCCAATGACTCATCCCATTCTACTTCTTCAGAATAATCATGTATCAATTGTCCTATTTGTTCTTCCGCTCTTTGTCTTGACATACCTTTAATCGGAATAGTAAACTTTTGATAAACAGTAGCATTGATAATGTTAAACATTATTCTCGTTTGTTGTAAAATCTTTAATTGATTATAAGGTTTGATTAAACCCTCTATATATGATGTTTCAGAAAATTCATTTTGAGTTGAATATGAAATATAAACTAGTTGTGAATCTAAAAATATTCTTCTTAATTGTGGATCTTCAGGAAACTGAATCCATAAGTGACCTATACTTGGCTCATATGCAGGAACTACTGTCTCTGGTCTAATTCTATTAAATCCAATAATATTCTTCTTTTTATCATCGTAAATAATCTCAAGTGCCAAGTAACCATCAATCAAGAAATCCTTCATCATGTTCCAAGCAGTGATATTATCTGCGAATCCAAACTTATTATAAATTCTTTCAAAATACTCCTGGTATTTATCTTGTACTTCTTGTGAATAAGACGTTGGGAGTGCCGTAATAGAACAGAAATCTTTCTCATCATTATATACTATACATTCGTCTGCAATAGTGCTTATAAAGTCTCTAATTTCGTCTTTGACTGAATACTCTCTTAAAATTCTTCTCTTATCTGCATAAGCTTTATCTAAATAGGGAATGGATTTTCTATTTAATACTGATGCAACGGCTCGTTGGCTAAAGAAGTCGTACATCGAATTTCCTTTAGCAGCATACGGATCTTCATTGATACCAATACCTACTTGATTCCTCACAATCATGTCATCGAAGTTCATTCCGTATGATGATAAGTTTCTTAAAATCCTACTAAACAAACCTTTATTCTCAACTCCAGATGAATTTACCATCGCAAAGTTTGATCCAACGTTATTTTGATTTTCTTGACTGAAGTTATTATATGACGCCATATTCTAAATTATCTTTCTTTATATCTCTGTTTATTTTACTACAGAGTGGTTGCAAATTAGTATAATGATTTAATTTTATTATTTCATCTTCTTTATTTACACTTGATAATGGTATAACATGATCTATATCCCAACCATAGTTAAATTCACCACTATACAATCCTCTATTATCCCAGTTCATCCAAGGTTCAAACTTAGATTCTAAATACTCTTTTAATTCTTCAAAAGAACATCCTAATAGTTCTTCGGTCTTTGAATTTTTTGAATAACCATTATAATAGAATGAATTATATATTAAATTTCTAACATTTGTTATTAGCCTAAATAAAGGATCATTCTGTCTTCTTTCACTTAGATAAGTATTTCTCTTATCTTTATTTTTTCTTTGATACTCTTTTTGATACTCTAATTTAGATTCCTTATTATTTTCATATGTACTTTTTCTTTGTAAAAGAATAGATTCTTTATTTTCTAAATAATAGTTTCTCTTTGAAATTGGATTATATACTCTATTTTTTGAATATTCTCTTTGTTTATCTTTATTAGCTTCTTTATATTCATTTTCACATGAAATACATTGTGATCGATATCCACTTTTATTTCTAGAACATTTATAGAATAAAGTCAATTCTTTATCTAACTTACATTTACTACAACTCTTCATTAGACTTTTTATTTTTTTCAATATAAATATATCTACCTGTTGGAGTAAGTTCTATTTCGATTACACCTTTTTTAACCCAGTTACTTAGTGTTCTTCGGGTTATATTATATTTTTCCATTACATCTTTTGCTTTCATATAGTATATATTAAAAATATGTTTCCTCTTTTTCTATATTATACACATTTTTCTATATTTTACCTCTTCCCATACTTATTAAGACTGGTCTGCAGACGTTTTATATGATCTCTCATAACATTATATTTATCCGATATTTCGTTATTTACGTCATAGAAGTCACTTAAAATAGATGAGATTACTTCTTTATGTCTTTCGTTTCTAGTAGAAAGTTTAGCTTGCCAAATTTGTACTAGTTTTATTGGATCATATTTATTGATAGGGTGTTGTGAATAAAGGAATCTAGGTAGTAGTTCTAAATGTATTCTATGAACCAAAACTAATTGTATTGCATTAAATTCCATCAAAGCATATTCAAATCCAGAATTTAACAATTCTTTATACATTCCTTCATAATTTACTTTTAAGAAAGTATTATTTTCAAAGTCAGTTGGTTGTATATACTTATCAAATATCTGAGCTCTTATCTCCATCGGAATAAAATTAAAGTTTACTGCAAATAAAATTACTTTATCTTCAAATTTTTTAAAATCGACAACAAATACTGGAGAATATTTCATCCAGTTAGAATCGTCTTTATAATGAAAAAAGTAAAACCCACCAGGATAAATATCTTTAATATTTATTGATTTAACATCTTTACTAGATTTACTATATTTATCATAAAAAAATAAAGAATTATTTTTAAAATTCTCAACTATTCCATTTCCATTATAAAGTAAAGCTAGTTTAACACGTTCTAATAAAGAATCAACAATCATAAGAGAATTATTTTTATTTTATATATAAAATATGATAAATTCAAAACCAAATAATAAGAACTATAATCAGGGAAATTTTATCCCTACAAATAAGGATAAAGTAATGAAACTAAATACTAACGGTGGAGTTTACTTTAGAAGCTCTTGGGAAAAAAGAATAATGACTTGGTTAGATAATAACTCAAGTATTTTAATGTGGGGAGCGGAGTGTCTTAAAATACCTTATCAAATGACACATTTTGACAATGGTGATATGAGAGTTAAAGAACATTGTTACTATCCAGATTTCTATTATGAAATGCAACTTGCGGACGGAAGTAGAAAAAGAGTAGTAGTTGAGGTAAAGCCAATGAAAGAATACCAAATGGTAATTGATTTAAAAGAAGGTAAAATGAATGTTCCTACAAATGGATTAAAGAAGTTAAAAAACTTCGAGTATGACCTTAAAATGGCTTATAAGAATAAGAATAAATGGGAGACTATGATTTCTTGGTGTGATAAGAAGGGTTATGACTTTATTATAATAACAGAACTACACTTAAAAAAGTTTGGAATATAGTAGATATAATAAAAATACTATACTTATATAAGGATACAAATAAGAGTAAATTCTATAAAATCTTTTATTTATATGATAAATTGGAAATTTAATAAAATAAGCTAAAAGTAATAACCAATAAGTATTATCTATTAGTAATCCAAAAAGTATAAAGAAATAATAAATTAGGTTTACATAATAATATACCAACTCACTAACTCTAATCTTCAAAGAATCTTTTTCGGAATAACTTTTTTGTAGATAATCTCTATTTTTGATAAAATAAATAATATTTAAAATAAATAGAATTGGTAGTAAGTTGTAAATTGTAATCATTCCACTAATATATCTTTTAATTGTATTAGATTATTAAATTCATTTTGTAATAATCTAATTGTTTTTTCAATTTTAATCAATTCAAATACATTATCATTAACTAAAACTTGAATTGGTTCTCCAACTGCAGAGTCATATTCGTTTGGTATTTTCAAATTTTCTCTAAATTCATAGATTGATTTTAAATATTTTTGATTTGATTCTAGGTCTATATGTAGTGAACACCCATCAGGTCTTGTTCCTTCATTACTAATTGACTCTTCCCAGATTTGAAGATAAACTTTATTCATAAAAATTGTTTTAAAAGTATTCTATACTAAAAATTAAATAAGTTTTTTATCTTTTTCTTTCTTATATAATTCCTAGGAACAAAATTTGCAGTTGTAAAACCCGGATCTGAGACTAAATCAAATGTTTGTATATTAAATTGAGTGTAATCCATTTCCATCGTTGGCACCATTTATTGAGATAAGTCTAATTAAATGTTCATTATCTCCTTTCTTTTTATAAAGGTCATTCCATCCTTTAGCCAATCCTCTTTTAAAGATTTCTGTAAAATAAGCAAATGCATTGATTGATTTGTCTTCATTAAAATTGAACCAGTTTTGAAACATATCCAGTAAACCACTTTGGTAGCAATCTAGCTTGTCATCATTTGACCAGTATCTCATCTTTCTTATTGTCTTTTTTGCTAATAACTCTAGCATTTTCTCCGCATTTCTTGTTAGTCGACCTTGTGCTTTTGACACAATGATCTCGATGTATAATTCTTTATTATTTAAGTACATATATAGCATTTATTTTTTTTTTCAGAGTTGAACTCTGTAATGCTATTCATTCATGTTATATATATTTGTTAAAAAAAGTTTAAAAAAAAATACTCAAACAAAAGTTTGAGTATTTTTTATATTATTTAATCCAAAAAGATGACTAAACCAAAGTTTTATCAAAGAAAAATCTCGTACCAAATCCAGCTTCAACAACTTTGTCTTTAGGAAGTCCCTCGAACATAATACTATTCTTTCCAAAATCATATACACCTGAGGAATTAACACAAACCTTCATAAGTTCTTGTCCTTTATATTTTATACAAATAACTTTAGTACTCCAATTTTCTCCATACTCGTTGCCTCCAGAATTCTTCTCTATAGTCTCAGAAGATTCTATATCATCATCTCCAATAAGTTCCTTCAATTTATCTTCTAAAGAGGATGCACTAATATAGTCATTATTATCATCTATCCAGTTATCTATTTCTTCTGATATATCATTGTTAAAATTTTCAAATAATTTTATATGTTTCATATTATATTTTTTTGTTTTTTTTTGATTGTCCGGACAATCAATTTGTTTTTTATTCTTTTTTCTCACTGGCATATTTAACACCCATGATTGTACCTACAATAGAAAAGGCATTTGTTAAAAGTATTCCAAACATATTACTCCAAGTTGAACCAATAATTTGTGTATCAGCACCGCTGAATAAAGCAATTCCATACATTATTGTTGTTGTTACACCAACACCCATAATTACATAAAGAGCCACTTTTACAATTGTACTGATAAGTTCTGTTTGAGATTTCTTTTGTACAATTTCCAAATCATCTAAGGCAGCATCCTTAGCATCCTCTGCTAGTTTTTTTGCTAACTCAGTAACTTCTAATGCAGTCTTTAACTCTTCATTGATTCTTTCATTTTCAATCTTTGACACAAGAAGATCTTTATTTGCTAACTCTATAACTTCCAATGTTTCTTTTAACTCTTCATTGATTCTTTCATTTTCTACCTGTGATACAAGAAGATCTTTATTTTGTATTTGTACTTGTTTTGTAACATCAAGTCTTCTCCTTCTTGTTTCTTTATCTTTATCGAGACAATCTTTAATGTATTTAGAAAATTCATCATCACCAGGTTCTGCTTCAATAATTTTTAGAATGTTACCTTCAAGAAATACTTTTTTTAATTTCTGAATATCTAAGAGTAAGTCTCTTGTAATTTTATCTACCTTCATATTTTAAATATATCTTTAATTGAACATTGCTGATCTCAGACCCGAAGGTTTAGAAATCAGCAATGCTATGAATAATAACTTGTTTAGTTATCTTATCCTTTTATTCTTTCTTTATATTGTAATTCTTTAACTGCACTTAATTCAGTAGAAAGATTAGCTTGTCTTTTTTCTAAGTTAGATAAAGCAGTTGTTAAAACTTCTGATTCACCAATCATTTTTAAAGAACCTTTAACTTTATCAATGTTAAATTCAACATCTTCTAATTTAAGAGTAATTTCTCTTTCTTTATCTTCAAGTTTTCTTTTAACAATTAATTCTTTACTTAGTTTGTTTTCGTAGAAATAAGTTAAATCATAGTTTAATTCGTTTCTTACTTCATTTACTAATTCTAATGCTGATTCATATTTAAAGAATGAGTTACCATATCTTTCATCACATCTGTAAACAAATGTATTGTTTTTGTAATTGAATGCAAATACTTCTAAATAAGGATTTACTAGGTTATTAACTCTTTTTACAACATCTAATTCAACAAATTTATCTAAGTTTTTAGAAGTTTCTAATAAAACTGGATAAAAGTTTTTGTTAACAATAGGAATAATTGGAGAGTTAAATAAACTTTCTAATGTAGTTTCTTCATTTAATTCGTCATCATTAATGAATAAACCACTTTTTTTACCAACTGATAAACCAATTGTTAAATATTCTGAAATTCTAAAATTAATTCTACTTTCAGTAACAGTTGAGTATTTCATTGCAGTTTCCAAAGTTCTTAAACTTCTTAATGTAGTCTCATCTTTAATATGATTTTCTAATAATGTTTTTTCAATTGAATTTTCAGTCAATAAAAACCAAGAATCTCTAACCAAAGCAACATGTCCTTCTTCAACTTGTTCTACAACAGTAAAGATTGACTCTCCACTACCACCACTTAAAAGATTAGATCTTTTTTCTGGAGATTTTGTTAAGTTATGAACAAATACTTTAATTTCTGGAACCCAGTCATAAATAGCTAATTCATTAAGAATTTTTGACATTCTATCTTGATCTGTCTCAAGATTAATTGTTTGTAATAAAACATTTATAGGTTGTCTGTAAAGTTCTCCTTGATTTCTTGTATTAAGAACACCATATAGATTTTTCAATTCGTATAGTAATTCAAATGTAGCCATATCATCATTAAGACCTTCTAATAATACCTTTACACCTTTATCATAAGTATAAGGTTTTAATCTTTCATTAAGAGAAGTAATTATAGTTTTCTCTGAATGTTGATTACAAGCATTCATATGTCCTTCTACAATCGTAGATATTTCTTCTTGATCAAGAGAAAGATCCTTTTTGAAGTTAAACAATTCAAGTTTAAGATTCTTCATATTTCTAATTTATTATTTTTTTATATTACTATATATTAAGGGAAAAAAGCCATTTTTTTCCTTTTTTATTTTATTTCTTATTATTTCCCAAATCACCATTAGGATTATCATATCTTCTAGAGTTTTGCTCTCTGGATCTTAGAATATTATTAAACCAACGTGTTCTCTTCGGAGTCGTAAAAAATCCAGCATTTGACTCACCTGCAGTAGATCCACCTCGAACATTATTAAAAAAGTCAGAATAACCACCTTCTAATGTATATCCATTTAGATCTGACATACCACCATTTTCTTTTGTATAACCAGGAAAGTCAACTCTATCTCTTCTAAATGCCGGATAATAAGTCTGTACTTCAAATGAAACGGTCATTTTTATTGAATTATCGGCCGTTAAATTCTTTTCCCTAGTCATCTCAATAGTATTTGAGTCTGGCATTAAGATAACTGCATCAATATTCATAAAATTATGTTCAAAATACATAAATTTATATATCCACAACGTATCCATAATAGCCTGACTACACTTAAAACTATCTATCTCACTTGATAAAGTAATTACCAAGTCATAACTAACTGTTACAGGAACTGCTCTAATTCGACCTAGAACTTTTTTTATTTCAACTTCATTCTCAACAACAGTTCTTAACCAAACATTTGGATTTGCAAATTCATCTGAACGAATTGCAAATGACTTCATAGTTAGATGTCCTCTTGGTATAATATCAGTATTTAATTCAAGATATCTACCATTTCCAGTAGAATCACCAGAAACTATATCGTCAGTAAATGTGTCTAACAAAAATCTTTCATCACCAGTCATTGAATAGTAGAAAGGAACTTCTACAAATTTATCACCTGAGGTAAATTTATTTACCCATTTTACTTGGCCTTCTAGTGTATCTAATACACAGATGGTTAAATCTCTAAAGAATACGTCTTCAAAATTAAATCTATCTCCAATCATACAAGTATATATTAAAAAATATAAGTCTCTAATTTAATATATACTTTATGAATTATATCAAACTATTTGAAGATTTTACATTCTCTGATTTATACGATAAGAATAAATGGGTTGAACTTTCTATGGAAGATAGAAAAAAACTAAAAAAAGAGATATGGGAAATTGTTGACCTAGCATATAAACCACTTGGTGGTCATGTTAGAATATCAAGCCCTGATGCAGTAGTAAATGATCCAGACTTAACTTTTTGGACCGCAGTTGATATAGATAATGATCCTCACGCAGATGTTGTTATATTCTCTAGAGAATCTCACGGACATAAAATTTCTGGCTGGGGTCATGATGGAACAAAGGAAGCTAGAAAGGAACTAATGAAACAATTGATTATCCTATTACATAAAGAAGGATTTTGGATTGAAGTTTCAGGAAGACCAGCAGAGATACTTATAAGTGCAGATTGTAAATATTGTGATAAACAAACTGTTAGTAAAATCTTTCCTAACTCAGAGATAAACTGGATAAGAAAAGGTCTTTACACAAGAACTCTTCCAGACCATACTGTAACAGAAGAAGAATACTTAATTGGTCGTCCAAAAGTATAAACTTTTTCGATAATTTTTGATATACTCATGAGAAAATGAGATAAATATGTCAGTAAATAAATTATTATTATGGGAAAAGTGGCGTCCGAAAACTATCGAAGACATCATATTACTTCCAAGAATTAGAAAAGAATTAGAAAGTGGTGTAAACCAACACTATATCTTTCACGGTCACTACGGAACCGGTAAAACTAGTTTAGCTAGAAT